ATCAAGCTTTACTTAATATAAATCCAGATAAACTAACTCAAGATTTAGATAATTGGATTCAAGAAATATGTGCTTATAGCTAAATTTAATGGTAAACCAAAATATAGTGTCATTAAATAGCACTATATTTTAGATAATAAATAAATTTTTGATTATAGAATGAAGTTAAATGTAATTTTTTTATTATTTTAGGTATTATATAATTAAGTATTATGCACATATTTTTATTCGATATTTTACTAAAAAATTTAATAAATTTATCATTTTCATGTTTGATTGCTGAATTAATAAGTAAACTAATATCTATATTTAAATTTTTTTTTTGGAATTTTATAAGAAAATAAATAATATAAGAATCACGTATTTTTAATTGATTTATTTTTTTTATATTTTTAAATATGCTTTTTTTAGTTTTTTATCATATGGTTCAAATCCTAATGTATTATCTTTCAAAATTGTTTTAATATGATGTGTAAATTTTTGCATATTAAGATTAAGTAGAAATAACTTTATTAGTAGTTTTCCAATCATTTAATTCTATAATTTGTTGATCTGGTAAATTTAATTTATATTTTTGATTTAAATAATTTACAAAGTTAGTTAATTCACTTTGTAAGTTATACGAGTTTATCTTTGTTTTAAGTAAGACTTTTTTCTCATCTATTTTTTTACAAAACTGTATGTAATCTACTCCATTAGTATTACATATACTAAAATTTTTTGGCATATCTGGTTTATTATTTTCTTTTAACTTGGTTTTATCAATAAAATCATATGGATTCTTTACTGTATATTTCTGAATATTTAAATCTGGGTATTCTTTATTTATTTTAACAATTATTCTATCTAATTCAGTTTGAATACACATACATTGCATAACAATTTTTTTATTATATCTAATTGTATTAATACTTTTACTAAATGATAGATACCATACCTCTTTTTCTTTATACAATGAAAAATTATCTGGTAGATCTGGTTTGATTGTGTATAGTGGTGTTACACTGTTAGATGAGTTATGCACGGTATGCTGAGTAAGTGTTGAGTTTATTACAACGTCATCAGAGTTATTCATAAAGTCTTGTGTACTTTCAGATGATAAATCTTCAATAATTTCATTATTTACACTTGAAAAATCTAGTACAACATGTTTTTCTAATTTATAATAAGCCATTTTAGTATATTCTTTATTATCTTTATATTTATCATTTAGTAGATCAATAAATTTGTCTATCATTAGTTGTAAATCATTATGAGTTAATATCATTTTATAATTAATGCAAGGTTTTACTGATCTATTATCATATTCAAATTTATACTTATTATATTTTTTATCAATTGATAATCGTAGTCCTTTGAATAATTTATACTCTGGTTCAACTATTTTTTTATATTCTTGATCAGTTATTTCACCATTTAAATGTTTTAATTTTAATTTAGCTTGATCTAATTTTTCTTTAATTGTTATATTATTTGATTTAGATGATTCCCAAGTTTTATCTAATTTTGGATGTCTTTTATCAATAGTAAAAAACTCTCTCCATGAATTATTTTTTTCATCATAACATCTTTTATGATAACAAACATAAATTGGCAAATCTGTTTGTTTAATACCATCTGGTAGATCACATGCATTTTTTTGTCTTTTCTGTTTATCTCTATTACTATTTTGTTGTGACATATTAGCAAAACGTAAATTTTCTCTACGGTTATCTAGTTTATCACGATTAATATGATCAACTGTTTTTTTCATACTTGTATTATCTTCAAAATGGACATCCATTATATACTGGTGAAGGTAAACACATTTTTTATCATTACCTATTTTTATATTTGTTTTAATATAATCATTACTAATTCCCCAGGTTGGTCTAATATTATTAAAATTCAATACTTTATTAATATCATGTATAGAAATCTTTGAATAAATGTCTTCATAAATATGCATAATATAATATTTATTATTTTTATCATCTTCTACTTTCCAATACATGTTTCTATGTTGACCAGAACATTTTCCTTCAGATATTATTTTTGGTATACCTTCTTCTAAGATTTTTACATCATTTGGTTTATTAAATTTATTTTTAAATATTATATTTATATTGTTCAACCTGTAATCATCATTATCATTATTTATAAACTTAATTTGTTTATAATCTTTGACATCAAATAATAATTCAATCAATGTATTATGTTTATAATACCATAAGTTATCTTCTAATTTAATTAAATCATTTAAATTTCTCTTTTTACTAATTTTTATAAAATATTTTGGATCAACTTTGATTTTATTATTAATAATATAATAATTTTCAATTTCATTATATTCAATACTTTCTTGCATTAATATATTTACTAATATATCTTTAAATATGTTATTAAATCAATTTTTAAAAATTTGATTGGGATTTTTATACGTTGTAAAATATCAAAAATTTTATAATAAATAAAATTTTTGATGATAATATGATGTTAATATATATAAAATATATCTAATTACTGTAAGCTGCCCCCGCCATGCCGCTCATGACACGAAGCACGTTGTAATTGACAGTGTAGATGTTTAATGAGCTGTTGCTGTTGGATCCACCAAGGTAGTTAGCAAGGTAAGCAGAGTCACCATCGGTGTTTCTTAAGCCGAGACGTACTTGAAGAGTGGCGTTATCGATACGGGAGAAATTGCATGTGCCGCTGGGTTGGTGGTCTTCGGGTTTAAGGGCAAAGCTGTATACGTTGATACCATCGGCAGGGGTGTTGGAAAAGTGTTGCCAAGGTTGGACGTAGTTAAAGTAGTAGCCGTCGCGTTCTTGGAAACGATCAGAGCCGTTAAGTTGTAATTTGGCAGAGACAACTGGGTTATCGCTGCGGTTGATGAAGTTACCGTAGTTGAAGTGATCAACGATGCTGAATGAGTGATCACCAGCGAAGGCAACGGCAACGGCAGCAGGGTATCCAGTTCCACTGGTGCTTACGAAAGCAGCAAGGGAATCACCAGCAGATAAGGATAAATCCTTGATGGTGAATTTGTTGGAAAGGATGACAACGTTGTCAAGGGCAGCGCTGAATGATGGGCTGGAGCCGGAGATATCGTTGGAGAAAACAATTTGGGCTTGGACAAAGTTATCGATGGATGAGTCAACCCATGAATCATCATAGTCGGGTTGAACTACTTCACCTAAGTTACCAGAGATGGTATTGACAATTCTGTAATCACCAGTTGATCCAGAAAGACCATTACGGGTAGCAAGCCACATGACTTTAGCGTATCTTTCAAGAGCAGCATCCCAGTTGCTATCAGCAGCATAGGCAAGGTAATCAGTGGCAGCAGCATATTTTTCAAGTTTGGGGGCCCATACAAGGTATTTGGATGGGTGGTTGAAGTTAAGACGGTATTTATTGGATAATGAAGGGAGTGATTCAGAACCGGTGAATTGGAGTTGTTCGAAAAGGTATTCGTGGGAAGCTTGAGCGAAACGTTTGCGTTCTTCAGAATCAAGGTAGACGTAGTCAATGATGAGTTGAGCATCATTCATGGCAACAGCAGGGGCAGAGCCGTTGGTAAGTTTGTTAACGCAGGCAGCAGCGGTTCTGAAGTCAATAGTAATTCTGACATCGTGGTATTGAAGAGCAATTAAAGGAAGGGCAAGGCCGTTATTGCGGTTGAACCAGAATGAAAGGGGAACGTATAATTGGTATTGGGGTTTATCAGTAGAGTTGATATCAGTGAGTTCAGGAACGTCACCAACCATGCGGGAGAAACCACGTTCTTGGCCGACTTTGTGAGAAAGTTCGTACCAGATGTTGAGCCAATCACCGTATTGTTCATCAAGTTTGGAACCACCGATTTCAATCTTGTAGTGTTGGACAATAGCTAAACCAAGACGTCTGACATAGCCGAAATCTTGGACACCAGGGACAAGGCCTGTTTGAGCTTGGAGATTAATATTAACGTACATGTTGGTGATAAGATCACCGTTGCGGTTAATAGTGCATGTAACAGTGCGGCCAAAGTCAGCGGCACCGTTAAATGTTTGGGGAATAGGTTCTACAGCGAAGTTGGTATGACGTCTGTAGACGACTTTGAAAAAAGTAATTTGAGGACTACCAGTAAGGTAAACATCTTGAGCTCCGTAAGCTACGAGTTGCATTAAACCGCCACCCATTTAGATATATAATATATATTAGAAATAATTTTTATAAAAAAATTTTTTTAAATATTTTTATTATTTCTAGACTTTAAAAAATAGTTTTTTATAAAATCAATAAATTATTCAGATTTTTTAAATATTTATTACAAAAAGTAATAAATTATAATAATAATTTTTTATATTTATTATTATATGCGTTAAATTATATAATTAAAAAGCAAATCATCTTATAAAAAATTCTATTTAATAATTTTAATTTAAAATCTAAGTATACATAATGAATAATAAAAATCTAGTGATTATTATATTTGTTTCTATTATTATATTTTATTTATTAACTAGCACCAATGAAAAATTTACTGAATTATCTAATCCAGTTGATATACAAATAGTTATTGCTAGATACAATGAAACAGTAGACTGGATTAATGAGGAACCATTTAATAAATATCCAGTCATATGTTACAATAAGGGTATTAATAATAATTATAATATTAAAAGAAAACATGAAATTGTAAAATTACCAAACAAAGGAAGATGCGATCATACATATTTATATCATATTATTAATAATTATGATAATTTACATGATATTACATTATTTTTACCAGGTTCAACTGATTTACATTATAAGTTACATAAAGCTAAAGCTCTTTTACAAGCGTTAGAATATCATAATAAAACAGTTTTTATTGGTAATTATTATAATAATGTCAAAGAAGATTTATATAATTTTACAATTGATAATTATAAATGTCAATATTCACAAAATAATTTATTACATGCAGAAGATGGTATAGATAAAAGTAAAATCAGACCATTTGGTAAATGGTTTGAATCAAAATTTGGGAACAGAAAAATTAATATAGTATCTTATTGGGGAATTATTGGTATTTCTAGAGAACATATTCACCAACATCCTATTTCTTATTATCGCGATTTATTAAATGAATTAGATTATTCTAATCCAGAAGTAGGACATTATATTGAAAGATCATGGTCTGCTATATTTTATCCTATTAATGAAGGAATATTTATAAATCAAGATGATATATAAAATAATTTTAACTTAAAGTTTTCTTAATATATTTTATTATAAATGTCGTTCAAAGTTAAGATCGACGCTAAGAAATCTGAAAATAATATACAAAATATTAAAGAGACACAAACATTAGATAAAAAACATAAAGAAATTATTAAGAATTTTAAAAATCAAAAAGATAATATAATTATTAATGCTGAAGAATTATTAGAACTTGAAAATAAAATTACTGAAATGGACAAACTACGCGATAAATTTACTATAGATGATTTAAATATTAGAGCAAAATTATTAAATCAAAAAGATGAACTAGAAACTATGCAAAAAAATGTTAATAATAATTTTAATGAAATGGATTATTATGATAAAACTGGTGATTTAATTATGCAATATTATGAACTAAGAGATAATGATACTAATATTAAAGAATCTAAAAATATATTAGAATATTTAGGTAAAAAGAAAGCAGATATATCTATTAAAGATGTAAATAGATCTGAATTATTTAATAAATATTGGAAACGAATTGAAGGAGTACGATTGAATTTGGATGACGGTACAAAAAGAATTAAATATTGTATTGAATGTAACTTAGAAAAAATACTAGATTATAGTATCTCTTCTTATGTTTGTCAATGTTGTGGAGATGTTGAAGAAATTATATTAGATGAAGATCGCCAAATTAAAGACTATTCGCCATATCGTCGTATCAATCATTTCAGAGAATGGTTAAATCAATTTCAAGCAAAACAATCACCTGAAATACCTGAAGAGGTATATCAAGGAATTATAATAGAATTAAATAAAAATCGAATTTCAAATTATAATGAATTAAATAAAAAGAAGATGAAACTAATATTAAAAAAATTAGGTTATAATTCTTATTATGAGCATATTCACTATATAATTAATAAATTAAGTAATCTCCCACCACCAAAAATAACAAGAGATATGGAAAAGATTTTTATTAAAATGTTTACTAAGATTGAAGGTCCATGGGAATTATATAAACAACCTGGTAGAAAAAACTTTTTATCATATTCATATGTTTTATATAAATTCTGTGAATTATTAGAACTTGATCATTTATTAGAATGTTTTACATTGCATAAAGATCCTAATAAATTAATGGAAAACGATGATATATGGAAAAAAATTTGTCAAAGTCTTAATTGGGAATTTATTTGTTCATTTAAATAATAATAACACGTATCCAGTTATTAAAATTTTTAAAATATTTAATTTTTAATATTTTAAAATTTTTAACAAGTAAATCTAATTTATTATCTGATAAATTACAGCTTATTATAATTAATCTTCTAAATTTTATTATTTTAATATATTCAATAATTTTATGATGAATATTAAACACATTTAATATGATTATATCAGCTGTTAATATTAATGGATAATTATTACTATTATAATCCACTAAATAATTTTCTGAACAAATATTTTGTGCATCTTCAATTATTGATTTATGATTTGAAATACCAAAATATTTTTTAGCATCAATAAATGGAAAATAAATATAATATTCACCGCCAATACCTAATACAGTATTTATATTATTTATTTTACAATATGATAAAACACATATTCTTATTTTATTTGCTATTAAAATATTATTTTGATCAAATGAATCAATTTGTTTAATAAAATTCAAATGATTAAATTCTATTTGAATTTTATTATGTTTATATATTTTATTTTTCTTGTAATTAAGCATAAAAATATTATCATTATTATTTTTAATTAACAAATAACCATTCAAATTATCATGTATATTATCATATGAATATTTATAATTTAAAATAGCTGGTGTTCCTAAAAAATAATTAGCTGAATTTACTTTTGATAACATAATATTAGTAAATAATAATTAAAGTTTTAATATTTTCAGTTTTTATAGAAAGATTGAAATAAGTTATACTTGTATATTAATTTATTAACTATGAAATATATCACTCTTGGTAGTGCATGTTGTGTAACTCATCAACTAAATAAATATAATTTAAGAGATGAAGCTTATCCATTTGATTGGGCTAAAATAAACATTAACCAATTACTAACTATTTTAGAAAATAATTTTCTTAATTACGATACTATCACAGTTAAGAAAATATCAGATAATCATAATGGACTTTTATTGAAGAATGATTATAATGTACAGTTTGCACATGAAGTGAAATCAGAAACTGAACTAGAAGAATTTAATAATAAAATGAGAAATAGAATTTATAGATTCAATTCAATAAATGAACAAGTTACTTTTATAAGAATTGAACTTACACCTATTAAATTAAATTATATGGAAAATATTAATAAATTGTGTTTATTATTAAATAAATCTTCAAACAATTATATATTGAAATTAATAATTAATTCTGATATTATATTTGATGATTTACCATCAAATATTAAGATTTATAAATTTTCAGAATATACTTTTGAATGGCAAATGGATCATATTGATTGGTCTACTATTTTTTTAAATTAAAAATTATTATCTAATTTTAATTAATATGAATCATTTATTATACAACGTATCTGTTTTTATGTTATTATCAGGAATACTTATATTAACATATTATTTAGCAAAAGCATATAATAAACCAAATTGTCCAAATCAACAACCGCGACTTATTAAAAGTGAAGCAACTATAGAAGATGCTTATGCAATGAGACCTACACAAATTTTTAACAAAATGTTTTCAGAACCATCATTGTGGCAAGGATATGAATCAGTTAGTGTTAAAAAAAATTCCTAATATAATATATTATGAATAATTTAATTATATTATTTACTTTATTAAAATCATTAAAACCATTTATGAGAAAATATGTAACTACTACATTAAATATCCAAGAATTTTTATTAGTTAATAATATATTCGTTACAATGATTGTAGGTTGTATTTTTGGTTATAATTATTTTTATGGTAAAGAAACATATTCTAATATAAAAAATTTAACTTATTATCAAATAGGATCAATTATATTATTTTCACTTTTAACAATATTTTCTACATTTATTTTTTCTAAATTAGAAAAAGATAACAATACAACAATAACAAATATTAGTATAAAGTTATTTTCAAATATTTTGTTTTTAATTATCGGATTTACTTTATTTAATGAAAACATCACAGAAAAACAAATGATAGGTTTACTATTTTGCGGGATTGGCATTTATTTAACTAGTAATAAAAATTGATTGCTACCAATTATGAGCGACTTATCTTTATAGAAAAATCAAAGATTCTTCTATAAAAATTGATATTTCCATATAATAAATAAAAGAATTATTAATAATGAAATTTGCATCATTATTAATATCTGCATTTGTTAGTAAATATATTTTAAAAAATACAAAACAAGTAAAATTTCAAGAATTCATTAACAATCCTAAATTAAATATCGTGGTTTGTACTGGTCCTGCTGGAACTGGTAAAACTATGATACCTTGCCAAGAAGCAATTAGAAAACTTAAAAATGAAGAAATTAATAAAATTATTATTACTAGACCAGCTGTACCAGTAGAAGAAAATTTAGGATTTTTACCAGGAACATTTGAAGATAAAGTATATCCTTATATGATTCCTATTTATGATTATTTTTTGGAACATTATACAAAAGAAGGTCTGACTACATTAATTCGTAGTGGTAAATTAGAAATTGCACCTTTGGCATTCATGAGAGGTCGGACTTTTAAAGATGCTATTATTATTGCAGATGAAATGCAAAATACTTCACCAAGTCAAATGAAAATGATATTAACTCGTATAGGTAATAATAGTAAATTAATTATTACAGGCGATCTTCAACAAAATGATATTAATATTGAAACTAATGGTTTACAAGAATTAGTAAATTTGCTTGGAAATAAATATCCAGAATATCACTTAATGTTAAAAGATGGGTTTGGTTATATTCATTTTGATAATAGTTGTATCCAAAGAAGTGCAGTTATTGAAAAGGTTCTTAATTTATATAATTAAAAATCTATTTAAAGATTATTAATTATTATTATTATATGTCGAAAGAAGATTACTTAACAGAAGATACTATTAATCCACCAAATCAAAATTTTATTTGTGTTTCATTTTTTAGTAAAAATTATGTTAAACAAGTAATTGATAACAATAATGAATATAGAAAAGATGAAGATAAAGAAACATATTCTACTGATAACAACATTTTTTCATTAAAATTTAGAGGTGCATTCTCAACATTTGAAGAAGCCTGTAAACATGCTGAAAAATTAAGATCAGTAGATACATACCATAATGTATATGTTATGGAAAATGGTAAATGGTGTCCATTTATGATTGACGACAATGATAAATATGTAAAACAAACTGAACATGGTAATGAACAATTGAATGAAATGATGAAGAAATATATGGACAATCAAGAAAAGGCAAAACTTTATCATGAATATAGAAAAAATCAAATGGTTACACAAAGTTTAAATGAAAATCTTGAAAACAGAAATAACAGTATTCTTGAAACTCAAGAATTATTAAAGACTGAAAATGATAAAGTAGAACGTAAGAAATTAAAAGATAGAAAACAAGCTTTAGAGGAACAGATTGCCAAATTAGAAGAGAAGAAGTTAGAAATTAATGAACAAACTAAAAATTTAGAATCTAAACTAAAATTAGGTCAAATTAATTTTGACGAATAAATGTTATCTAATAGAAAAATATATTTTTCTATTAGATTTACAGTGTTCTTAAGTATCCGATGCAGATTCAGTAGAATCTTTGCTACCAAATATATTACATCCTTTTTTAACAGCAAAAGCATATACGATATAACATGTTGGGCAACAGCATGCAGCTAAGAATGATGGTAAATTAAAACCATTATTACACTTAAAAGATAAAAATATCGCAAATAAAGCTACTATAGTGTGAAATATACTATATAATTGTTTACCTGCACTTTTTTTTGGTTTTTCTTCAGTGTCGTTTTTAGTCATATAAATTAATTTAGATATTTTATTTAACTTTTTCAACAATTAATTTTATTGCATTTCTTTTACTTGACATTGAAGATGTATCGAATAATGGTACCCTTTTATCCCATTCTTTATCATATGTTTCTTTATGAAATTTTATAAATCTTTCAGATCCTATTTTAAAACTAGGGGTTGGTTTTGCTTTATACCAAAAAACTTTATCAGTAATATTTTTACTATGAATTCTATTATTTATTACCATACAACCATAATCTTCTGTTATTTCATTAAAAACTTGTTGAAATATATCAAATGTTGGAAACATTCCAGCGTAATGATCATATAATCTCTTTCTATTTGAAGTCATATCTTCAGCTAATAAAAATATATAATCAAAATTAGATCTTAATTCAGGTGGTATACCTAATGAAAATTGCATTGTTAATATAAATGCTAAATGATGATGTCTACCATTAAAAAATAATTCTAATATATTTGGATCTTTTAACCATGTACCTTTTGAACTCATACAATCATCCATAATTAACATTATACGATCATCTTTTTCTTTTTTCCCTTCTTTTACACGTCTTGCATTATCATTATTCATTCTTGATTGACGTTCATATATTTTTGATAAAATTTCTGGTTCATATTCTGAGTAAATAAATGAATCGGGTATTATTTCTGAATAAAATTTATTTAATTTTTCTGTTCTACTAATAGCTATTGCTGATGCAATATCACGCTTATGATACATAATTTCTTTAGTTAAATATGATTTACCGGATGCTCTTTTTGCAATCATTGCAATAGTACAGTGTTCAACCATCTCTGATATATTAAATTTTTTAATTTGCAGAACTGATCCACCAAATCTAACGTCTTTCGTCGCCATTTATTATAATTTAGATAATTTTTTTATTTATTATTTTATAAAAAGTTTTTATTATTTTAGTAAAAAAAAAAAAAATTTAAAAGTTTAAACGTTTAAACTTTTTAAACTTTTTTTAAAAAAACATTTAAGTATATAATTTCTAAATTACAATATATAATAAAAAAAATTTATGGAATATAAATGTAATACATGTAATAAAAATTATAAGTCATATCAAAGCTTATGGAATCACAACAAGAAATTTCATAATAGTATAGTAACGGAAGGTAACGGGACGATAGCTAAAAGTAACGGAAAAGTAACGGAAAGTGATAATAAAGTAACTGATTTGGTAACGGAAAGTAACGGAAAATGTATTCCAAGCGTACTCCAAGCGTGCTCCAATATAGATAATAAATATTTATTATGTAAATATTGTAATAAATTATTTAAATATAAACAAAATAAATATGAACATGAAAAAAAAGTATGTAAATCTAAAAATATTATAGAAGAAGAAAATAAAATAGTATTATTAGCAGATAATAAAAAAATAATTAACAATAATCTTACAAATAATAATAACTTAACAAATAATAATATTAATAATGGTATAATTAATAACAATACTATAATAATAAATAAAATAGGTGAAGAATCATTAAATAAATTAACTTATGAAAATATAAAAGATATTTTCCGTCAACAAAAAAACTGTTTGCATCATGCTATCAAATATGTTAATTTTAATGAAAAAATCCCTGAAAATCATAATTTCTATAATAGTAGTCTTGAAGGTAAATACGTTAATGTTTTTAATACTGATAAAAATGAAATAGAAAAAAAAAATAAAAAAGATTTCTATGATACTGTTTTAATATCAGCAATAAATATAATGACATCTTTATTTGATAAAATAAAAGATTCTGTATCAATAATTAAACAGCAAAAATTATTAAATATGATTAATGAATTGAAAGATATATCTTATATAGATAATACAAAAAAAATCTATTTAACAAATATAAATGAAATTAGCTATAATAATAAAGATGTAGTAAAAGATACGTGGTCAACTAAATTAATTCAACCTAAATTAGTAGAAGATGATTTATCAGATAGTGATTCATCTACTAGTTCAAAAGATTCATTTTATTATGTTACCGATTCGGATTAATATAATAGTTATATCAAATAATTATTATGTTACAGATTCAGATTGATATAATAGTTATATCAAATAATTATTATTTTACCGATTCGGATTAATATAATAATTTTAATTATTATTTTACTGATTCTGATTAATATAATAATTATTATATAAATAATACTTAATAATATATATAAATGAGATCTAACAAAATAAAAAGAGAAACATATGATGAATATCTAGAATTTATAAATAACTATGATACTGAAAATGATAAATGGATTTATAATATAATTGATAAAATAACTGAACAAGAAGATATATTATATAGAGATGATGAATGTATAATTATTCCAACTAATACATTTGATGGTAAAGATATAAATAAGTTACATATATTATGTATACCAACTGATAAATCATTAAGATGTTTACGAGATTTAACTAATAAAAATATTAATTTATTAAAAAATATAAAGATGAAAACAATAAATATCATTCATCTAAAATATAACTTAGATGAATCAAATTTAAAAATATATATTCATTATGAACCATCAACTTATCATTTACATATACATTTTGTTAATATAAATTTTGTAGATGCAAATTCTTCTGTTGAATACTCACACGAATTAAATAGTGTAATATTTAATTTAGAATTAGATAGTGATTATTATAAAAAAATATTATTAAATAGAATATTTATCTAATAAATTAGCAACTGTAAATGCTAATTCCAAAGATTGCATTCCATTTAATCTTGGATCACATTGTGATAAATATGCTTTCTCTAAATCTATTTCATTAATACCATTAACTTCACCACCTGTACATTCGGTTACATCTTCATTTGTTAATTCTAAATGTAACCCACCCGGATATGTACCTAATTTTTTATGTATTTCAAAAAAAGCAATAACTTCTTTTTGAATTAATTCAAATGGTCTGGTTTTAATACCATTATCAGTTTTAATAGTATTTGCATGCATTGGATCGCAACACCAAACAACATTGAATGCATTTACCTGAATTACTCTAATTAATAATGGTAATTTTTCTTTTAATTTTTCATGACCCATACGTGTAATTAAAACAATACGTCCCGGTAAATTATCAGGATTAAGTATTTTTACTAAAGTGATTAATTCATCTGGTGTAACTTTATCAGAAAGTTTAATACCAATCGGATTATTAATTCCTCTCATATATTCAATATGTGCACCATCAAATTGTCTAGTCCGCTCACCTAGCCATACTAAATGAGCAGAACAATCATACGGTTTTTCAGTCCGTGAATCATTTCTAGTTAATGCTTCTTCATAATTAAGTAATAAACATTCATGACCTGTGTATATATTAGTAGATTTAAATTTATCATCATATATATTAATTCCTAATCCTTGGATAAATCTTAAACTTTGCGTTACTTTATCAGCGAGTTCACGATATTTTGATCCTTGATTTGTTTTTTCAACAAAATCTAAATTCCATGCATGTAGTCGATTAATATCAGCATAGCCACCATATGAAAATGCTCTTAAAATATTTAATGTTTGCGCAGATTGATAATAAGCTTCTAGCATTTTAGTTGGATCTGGTGTTCTTTCATTGATATCATTAATAATATCGCCTCTATATGTTAAACGTCCATCTGGATCTTTTTCTTCAGTTCTAGGTTTAGCAAATTGTCCAGCCACTCTACCTATTTTAGTTACTGGTAATCCAGAACCAAAAGTTAAAATCATTCCCATTTGTAAAATTAATCTATAAGTATCTCTAACTTTATCAATTTTAAAATCTTTAAAACTTTCTGCACAATCTCCACCCATTAATAAAAATCCTTGACCAAAACTAATTTTAGCAAGTGATTCTCTAAGATTATCACATTCACCAGCAAAAACAAGTGGTGCTACTTTAGATAATTTATTTTCAACCTCTTTAACTTTTATTTTATCTGGATATTCAGGAATTTGGTTAGCCTTAAAATTGCGCCAAGATGTTTTAGACCAGGATATTACTTGTGGTAAAAATATTAAAAATATAAAATTTATTTTCATATATTTAATATTGTCATATTATTTTAGAACATTTTTTTATTAGAAATCAGGCGGTTCTGTATAAATATCATTAAAGACATCTTTATTTATAGTTGGTTTTACAGTATTTAAATCTTCTGGAACTTTAAATATCATGATTGATTGCATACTATTAATACATTCTTTATAATCAAGATCTTTTAATACTACAACAAATAATGCTGAGATTAAAGGTATTTTAACTTTATCATATAATGATTCTCTTTTTTTTATATTTTCAAACTTTAAATCATCATTATGCTGAAGCCACATGACTAATAAAAACACAGTGATAAAAATGATTATATTTTTAATATCCATTAAATTAAATAAGAAATAATTATTTCTAATTAATTTATATATTTATAATGAATAGTTTAAAAACTCAAGATTCAGATAAAAAAAAAAAAATTATAAAATATTTATTATTTGGATTAATAGTTGGAATTTCAACTAGATATATTCCTCAAAATACAATTCAAACTAAAGAAATAGTAATGATTGGAGCTATTGCATCAATATCATTTGGAATAATTGATATGGTTTCACCCAGTATTGCTGTAAAATAAATTTGTATATTCTTAATGCTGTAAAATAAATTTGTATATTCTTAATGCTGTAAAATAAATTTGTATATTCTTAATGCTGTAAAATAAATTTGTATATTCTTAAAATGCTGTAAAATAAATTTGTATATTCTTAAAATGCTGTAAAATAAATTTTATATTCTTAAATAATTTGCAAAAAACTTTGCCTTATCTTTAGATGGGGCAGTCATAGAATTTTGAATTTCTTCTTTATTAACACTATTTGAAAATACTTCATTATATTTTTGATCTGGATTTATAGATATTGATGTTTCAGAATCATTAAGATCTTTTTCTAATACTTTTTTAATTTTAGTATCTATATTATTTGTATTATTTGATACCTGTAGTTCAGATGTTTTATTATCTGATAAATTAATATCATTATTATTAATAATACCTAAAATTTTAGCACCAACTGTTTCATTTGTAGCAGTATGTTTATTATTTATAGTAGATGTTTCTGATATTTTCATATTAGAAAGATCTAAACTAAGTTTATTATCATGTTTATCTTCTATTTTCTCACTAAGTTTATTATTATGTTTATCTTCTATTTTCTCACTAAGTTTATTAGGTTCATTATTAGATTTGTCTATTTGTTCGCTAAATTTATTATATAGATCTTTATGAACTAATTTATTTAAATTTTTACCTTCTATTTCAGATATACTATTTTCAAAATGATCATCAATTTCACCGACTTCCATTTCTTCACCTAAGTATATATTTAAAATATGTTTAACTGGTAATAATTTTCTAATAGCTTCTCTAATACAATCTTTAATTAATAAAATAGAATCGCGTTGATTACGTTTTAATTCAATTGGTGGATAATTATGATAAAATAAATAAGGGTTATTCCATAATTCACGCGCACATTCAATGTAAATTTTATGAATAAAATCATCTATTTTAATATCTTGATACAGTTTTGGATCTACTTTGACTTGATTTTTAAAAGAAGGATTATAAGTTAATACAATAATATTAGATTTTATTGTTGCACGAATTAAATCTTCTAACCATGTATAACTTTTTGTATTATTCATAATACGATTTGTTTCTTTTTGGATAATTTCATTATTCCATTTTGGAATTCTTTTCATAAATGTTTGAAAATTTTTTAATATATTATCTGAAGTTGAAATATGTACAACTTCGCTATATATTGATTGTAAACCATCATAAATGATTGGTGTTATTATATTGATTAATTGCGTTGTATATTCTTGTTTTGTTTCTACAAGAAAGTTAAGCATTATTATTAGATTAGATATTTTTATTTTATAAAGAATCAAAACGATACAATAAAAATTATAATATTATTTTTATTATATATTAAAAGTTGAGTATTGGGTTATCTGTAGGATTACTATCTGTTTGTCCGTGATTTGCTAAATAATCATAATCATTTTTTTGAATACATACGCATCCACCACCTGATTGACCATTATTACATGTCATATTAGATCCAATGTAATTTGATAAATTTTCTTTTGATCCAAGGGGCTCATTATTGAATGGTATAGGCCATTGAACAAATTTACAACATTGTGCAGAGCAAATATGTTGATCAATCATTGGTAAATCTTTGGTTATGTTGTTAAAATTTTCATATACACTATTATATTCAGCCATACTTTGTTTTTCTAACTTGGGTAATATTAATACAAAAAATACAATTGCAATACAGATTAGAATAATTAAAAGGCGATCATCTGACAAATTTTGATTAATTAATTTAAAATCCATTATATAATTACTATTAGATATTTTTTCCTAATAGTAATTAATGAATATTATTAAAAAAATAAATGAATACAATAATAAAAAAAATATAGAAATAAATAAAAAATTAAATATTAAAAAAAATTATAATTTAAATTTTGATAAAAAGATAAAAGATATTGCAATACTAAGTGAGAATAATAAAAAAATAATGGCTGGCAATTATGTATTTTTTGGTATTTATCAACCCATAACAAAGTTATGGATTTGGTCAAGTTCTATACCAGGAGTCAACCAAAAACAAATAAAATTAATAAATGATATTAAAAATAAAAGTGTATTATTTGAAAGTGATGATGATCCCGATGTATTATTTATATATCAATTATTAACAAATGATGTGATACAATTAACTGATAAAAAATATTTTAGTTTAATAAACAGAGTATTAAATTTTTTATCTGATAGTATAATTATTTTAAATCCAATTAACAGTTCTGGAAATATACAATTCATTGGTATATCCAATATATTAGAATCTTATATTTAATTCATTTGGTATATCCAATATATTAGAATCTTATATTTAATTCATTTGGTATATCCAATATATTAGAATCTTATATTTAATTTTTTATCATTTTAGTTATTTTCTTTTTATCTTTAGAATTTAATAGTTTAAATTCGGATGTTTTATCAATCTTTAGGCATAACTCAATTTCTTTAACAGTGACGTCTTTTATATATTTTGATAAAATTTCTATTAAATCATTATCAAAGTTATTTACTAACAAATAGTTACTAATTTTATTTAAGATTAAAATATCATAAATAGATTTATTAGGAAATATTTTAAGTAAATTTGTAATATTCTTTCTATTAATATTTTTTAATGATGTTTTATTAAGATCTGCTGAAAATTTAATATTTTTATTCTCAATAGTATATGATTTATTATTTTTATTTATCCAATATGAAGTATTTAAACATGTGTAAAACCCGTGTATATTTTGTAAATACCAATTTTGATCCGTGTATATACTAGTTTCAATATTATCACCTCTTGATATTGAATCAGATATTTTAACTAAATCATATAATACGGTAGGCCATTCATCTTTACTCTTATATAACACTTTACGTAAATAGTTTTCATGTATCATTAAAGGTAATAAAACTTTTTCAAATTCATATAATTTCATAATAGTATCATAATCTAAATAATTATTTAATATTTTATTAGTTGCATCAAATAAACCAGTATCTATATTTTTCTCTCTAGATTTTTCTATAAATATATCCAAATTATTTTTATCAATAATCTTGTAATGAAATGATAGTTCTTGTAATAAATTAATCAATCTTCTAATATCATATTGTGAAAAATGGATTAAATCACATAAGACATCATCATTTTGTATTTTAATGTTTTCGTTTAAACATATCTTATGTATTAATTTACATAATTCAGTAATATTAGGACATTCAAATTTAATTTCTTCACAATTTTTTTTCAAATCATTTAATAATTTAGAATGTTGATTATTGGCAATAAAAATTAATGGAAATGCTTTCAATTTATTATTTTCTTTAAATATATCCATTATATATTTTTTTTCACTGGTTAATGAAATATTTTCAGTTTCTTCAAATATTAATACAAGTTGTTTTTTCTCTTCATCAGAAAAATTAATTTTTGAATATATTGAATTCTGATGATTATAGTAATCATTAAAATCATCAAAAATTCTATGATCTTTAATTTCATTTGGATGTATTATTCTAATTAAATAATTCAATTCTGACAACAGTAATTTTATTGTTAGACTTTTACCAATACCATGTACTCCAGATATAACAATTGCCCTATTTTTAAAAGTGTTGATATTACTTAACCAATTTTTGATTTTTGATATTTGTTGTTTATGTCCAATTACATCATTTAATGTACTTGGTTTGTATTTATTAATCCATAATTTATCCATTACTAATTTAAAGTATATAAACTTTTAAATATAATTTTCAATAAAAAAGTTTAGTTTAATATAAAATTATGTTAATATGATATACTTATAAAACACAAAAAAAATAATAAATAATAAAATAGTTTAAAAAAAATTTTCTACATATATTTATATAACTAAGTATGGATAATACCGATCTTAAAACAAATCAAAGAAAAGATGGACCAAAAAAAGTATCTATAGATGAAGAAGTTCAAAAACTATTTAAACGTAGTGATGGCAAATTTAATCAACAAGATTTCCAAAATCTAAGAAGTAGATATGGTAACGAAGATCTTGTTACTAAAATTGAACAAGTTTTTATTCAAAAACACACTGAAATTACAAAAAGAGCCAAGAAATTTGCTCAACTCATTCGTGAAAAATATTCTAATAGCCAATACCCATTCCACGTTTTATTAGAAAAAGCTTACAAATACAAAACCAAACACAATTTATCTGATGAAGAATTCAGCGCTTTCCAACGTATTTATGAAAATGAATTAGTTGGCCTTAAGAGCCCTGAAGTATTTGCCCCCAATACTAATCTTCAAAAAGTATTAGGTAATGTATCTGTTGATTTCCAAGGTTTCACAACAAAATTATCTGATACTGATTACAAAGTTCTTGAAAATATTCTTAAATTACATGCATCTAGCAAAGCTTTACACGCCCAAGTTATTTTACAATCAATCCAATACCAAGATTGTGGAATTGAAGCCTTAACTGGTAAATATGACAGAAATCTTCACAGAGTTGCTGATCACATCCACCCTGTTGTTGCTGCCCTTTTCTTACCCAAAATTGATTTATTAGAAAACCACTTTTTACACTCCAACATTGCTAACATTGTTAAAACCCGTTGGAACAAAGAACAATTCACTTCCATGGCTGATGCTCTTTTATATGATGCATTAATCAAAGATCCTAATGATATTGTATGTGATGCTCGTTCCACATTAGCTGATCTTTACAACCGTGCTCAATTACAAAATCAATTATGGAATGCTGTTTTATCTCTTCGTAATGGTCAATATTACAATGCTTCATTCCGTGAATTCATTAATGCTGTTGATATTTGCAAAATGAACAAATATGATTCCCCTGATCTTGTCTATGGTCGTTACGATGGTACCATTATCAAACGTTTATTATCAGCATTTTCATTCAGACCCACAGTTGTTACAACTACCCCTGTTTACCAAATTTTCAACACCAATCCTTACCAACAAAATATTAAACCAACTGTAACATACGTTCCTATGATCAACCTCAAACTTCCTTATTCACCCAATGATAATTCACCAATTGAACTTAATGATGCTCTTGAACAAACCCAATTATTACTTGAAAATGGTACTGTTGTTCCTAAACACACATCTTTAATTTATTCTCGTGGTGTACTTTTATTTTACGTTGACAGACGTGCAAACGTTATTAAGAGTGTTCATACCATGCCTTCATTTGCTATTATGAAACTCCCAACTGCTATTGCTGGATTTGAAAGACTCAATGATCGCCCTGTAAATTTTGAAACAGTTATCAGAATGAGAAATGATGAATACAAATTAAGATCCGTTGTTCTCAGCGAAGTTAACAAGACTGCTAATGAAGGAAACCTTGTTATTGGTTCAACTGCTGCCGTTATGATTCACCAAAATCCTATGGAAAACAGATTTTCTGATGAATTCATTATCTATGATCCTTATTCCGTTGTATTACCCCAAGTTATTGGCAGCGGTGCTGGTGTCACAAGATACGATCCTATCCAATCAATTGCCGGTGTATCCAGAAACCCTGCTGAAGTTTCATTCATGGATATTGCCCGCACACGTGGTATTATCTTCATGTATGAACTTACTAAAGATACTTCCGCTGGTACCATTACTTTTTAAATAAATTAGCTATTAATTAAAAATATTATTTTTAATTAAATGCATATATTTCATTTGCAAGTTGACTCAATTTATTGATTATATAAGGTTTAACATTATTATAGTTAATATTTTTTTATTCAGGAATTTTTTTAACTCTTTAAAATCACTTAAAATTTCATAAATATATTTATACAATTTATTCGCTCAATTGGGAGCAGACAATTCATATATGGCAATCACTTTTTCTTTTATTGTTGATGAATTTTCACATTTTTTTATCAATTTATAAATAAGTTGTCCATGAACTGTGTCTATTTCTTCTTCAGAAATTATTGTAGTAAAAACACGAGTTTTATTTATGAATTCCATAGTTATTTAATTATTATTTGATAATAATAATTTCAATTTTATTAAAATCCTCTATTAGTTGCAGTAGGTAATGTTCTATCTGCAGTACTTGATTTTGGTAAAGGTGGTAACTCACCTCTTTTTTCTATATCTCTTAAATATCCTAATTTTTGTTCAAAATTTGTAATAATAGAAGGAATTACTTCACCTACCACATTACAATTTAATTCATGTATTTGACCTTTTAAATTGTAAGGTAAATGTTTTGCATTTTCAATATAAACATATCTCATTACTATAATTAATTTATCTTTACTTTGAAAATCAATTTTATATTGCTTATTAGTTCTTTTCCATACAGTTAATACAATTTGTTTATTGATTAAATCAATATTATCATCAGAAAAAAATATATCTTCTAAATTAGACAATTCATTTTGATTAACTTTTATAATATTTTTAACTAATTGGTTACGAACATCTTTTACATTTGGATTATAATCTTGGAAAAATCCAATTGGTAATTTATTTATTTCATTCATATATTATATATAATTATATTTTTTTTAAATATAATTATATTTAAAAAATAGTAGTGTATAATTATTAAAATGCAATGGGTAGAAAAATATCGTCCAAAAAGTTTAAATGAAATAACAACACAATATAATGTTGTTGAATCTTTAAAGAAAGGAATCCAAACTAAGAATATTCCTCATTTAATATTTTATGGTGGTTCTGGTTGTGGAAAAACATCAACTATATTAGCTTTATCTAGAGAATTATTCGGAAAAGAATATTCAAATAGAATTATTGAATTAAATGCATCTGATGAACGTGGTATTAATATAGTTAGAGATAAAATTAAGATGTATGCAAAACAAGCAGTTAAATTAAGTGATGATATACCACCATGGAAGATAATAATATTAGATGAAGCAGATACTATGACACCAGATTCACAATTTGCATTGCGTAGAATAATAGAAGAATATTCAAAAGTAACTCGTTTTTGTATAATATGTAATTATCATAATAAGATTATAGATCCAATTATATCTAGGTGTTCATTATTTTGTTTTAAGTCGATATCAGATATTGATATTTTTAATAAATTGAAAGAAATTAGTATCAAAGAAAATTTTAATTGTTCTGATAGTTTAATTAACAAAATAATTAAAATTTCAAGAGGAGATCTTAGAAAAGGAATTAATTTTTTACAAAAATGTTATAATGCATATAATGAAAAATATAACGAAGAAATATTAGAAGAAATTTCGGGTATACTACCTAATAATATTTTTAATGAATTAATACAAAATATCTTTAATAAAGATATAGAAAAAATAGATGAACAACTTTTAAATATTAACTTGGAAGGTTACTCATTAGTAAATCAAATATTACTATTCCATGATTATATTATAAATAGTAATTTAACAAATCAACAAAAATCTCAAATAATATTAAAAATATCTGATGTAGATCAAAATCTTATTAAAGGTTGTGATGAATATATACAATTTATAAGACTTGTTTATTATATTGTTAGTATTATATAATTTTATTTAAAGATATTCATTCTTTATAGTTAATGTCAGAATATTTACCATGGATTGAAAAATATAGACCATCTGATTTTTCAGGAATTATTAGTAATGATCAAAATTTAACTATTTTAAAAAATATGTTAAAAGGAGGATCATTACCACATTTATTATTTCATGGGATTTCCGGTACAGGAAAAACCTCAACTATTATTGCATTAGCAAATGAGTTATATAAGAATAATATGAATTTGATGGTTATGAAATTAGATGCTTCAGATGATAGAGGTATTAATTCTGTAAGAGAAGAAATAAAAGGATTTGCTGAAAAAAAAAATATGTTCCAAAAAGGGGTCAAACTTATAATATTAGATGAAGCTGATTCGATGACATTTGATGCACAGTTTGCATTACGACGTATTATTGAAAAATATTCTGAATCAACACGTTTTTGTTTAATATGTAATTATGAAAATAAAATAATTCCAGCAATTAGATCACGTTGTGCAAATTTTAGATTTAATCCAATACATAAAAATGATATTAATACAGTATTAACAGATATATCAAAAAAAGAAAATATTAATATATCATCTGATGCATTGCAAGTTATCAGTAATTTATCAAATGGTGATTTAAGAAAAGGTATAAATTTATTACAATCTATATCAATGAAATCAAATGATATAAATATAAATATTTGTTATGAAACTGCTGGCCTACCAACATATAAGGATATAACTTCTATATATAGTTTTTTAAATTGTAATAGTCCGTTCATTGATACATATACAGAATTAAATAATATAATAAAAAATAATGGATACTCATTAGGAATTGTTTTAAAAGAATTAACTTTAATTATAATTAGTAGTGAAATTAACAAAAAAGCAGAAATTTTAAGTGAGTTGGCAGATTTAGAAAATAAAATTACAAAGAGTATTTTTACAGATATTTATATTAGTGCATTAATTGCAATATTTAAAAAAAATATTTAAGATCTAACATTTATTTGCTAACGTGAATAATAAAGCCATCTACTAGAATTTACAAAATAAATTCTATTATGAGCGATTGATCTTTATAGAAGAATCAAAGATTCTTCTATAAAAATTGTAAAATATATCCAATATATCTTATATATTAATACTTATGGATTTTTTTTCAACATTGCTATTAATAATTATAGTTATACAATTTTATAAATATCAAGATGAATATAAACGTAAAGAAGAAGAACGAATATATAACATATGTAACTTTTTAAAAGATAAAATTTATAAAAAGAATAAAGAATATGTATTAAATAAATACCAACAACGAGTTACAAAGCAATATTTACTAAATCAAAATATTATAAGTTATAGTACAGATTTTAATAATTATTTAACAACATTTGTTAGTAATTCATCTAATGTTTATTCATATTATAAATATAATTGTGTTAAATAGATTCTAAAACCATCTATTGTAATAATAGAATTAACAAAGTAAATTCTAAACCCATCTACTAGAATTTTATTATTTCTTAAAGAAATAATAAAAATTGTCTGCTCTCAATAGAATTTATAAAATAAATTCTATTATGAGCGATTGATAAAAATTGAAATGAAATATTAATAATCAAGTTACTATATAATAATGTCTAAATTTAATAGTATATATGACCTTGAAAAAATATTAAATTTAAATAAATTTAATAATACTATAACTGTAATTGATAATTCAAATGATGATAATTTAACATTAGATTTTTATAATTCTAGAACTAATAATAATTATCAATTAAAAATTAATTCTGATTTTGTAAATTATTGTTATATTGATGCACCATACAGTAATATTGATGAATTAAATCAACAAATATTGTTTACAAATGCATATAAATCATTAGAATTGATACTGACTATAATTGATAATTATAATTTTAACAATAATATTTATAAAAGAGTAAAATATAGTGATGATTATAATTTTTATAATCATACAAAAGTAGAAGAAAAAACAAAAGTGGTTATTGACTACGATGAATTAAAATTACAATCAAAAATTAAAGATCCCCAAAATAAAGGATTAAATATTAATATTCCAAAAGAATTACTGCTAAATAATTCTCAAATATATGAATTAATATTAACAGAAATTAAAAAAATAAACTCAACATATGATTATTTACATAGTATTATTCCAATTAATAATAATATATTTACACTACAAGTAAATTTGAAAATAAAAGATGTAAATATAGAATTGACAATAGAATTGGATTCTAAATTATATCCTTTTTTCCCACCAAAAATAGAAATTAGTAAGCCTAAAGTAAAGTTACCATTATATTTTGCAATTATGAATTTAAATATTCTAAAAATAATAAATTGGAATTCGGCAATGTCACTGGAATGGATAATTACTAATTTAGCAAATAAGTTAGAACCAATTATAAATGATTATTTAGATGATAGTAATGATTTTAATAATCTTGAATATTTAATATTGAAATTAGCAAATCTAAATAAGGAATTTTATAATGATAAATTAAATATTAATTTTGATATTCCTAAATATAATATTACTAGTCAAAATAATAAGAAATCAACATATTGGAAATCAGGTACAGGTTATGGCAGTGGTACAGGTGCATCTGATTGGAATATCACAACATTTATAAAAGAAAAAGAATTAGAAAAAATAGAATTTACTAATTTATTATCAGCAATTAATAAAGTAATTAATTCTGATAATATAAGTTCTATTAAAAATTCTTATTTACTAAAATATATATTAAAAATGACTACTGGAATTAATTTGTTAGAAATTGAAAATAATCATACAATTTTTAAAGAAATTATGAAATGTATAGAAAAAATTATTAATATAGCAGATCCTGAGTATATTAATGAATTAATTACAAATTTGAGACCAACATATGATGAAATTGTATTATTATTTAATATAGATGAAGATATGCAAGGTAATGAATTATATCAAAGTATCCATAATATCTATACTACTAATAGTAAAGATAGTAATAAACAAATAGAAGATATTTGCGATAAAGATATTATTCAAAAATATAGTGATCATATGAAACCATTACAATTTGATATGAGTGATTTGGATAATTCACATAGTTATAAAGAAAAAATGGGGACAAAATTAGAACCCCAAGCTTTAAAGAGAGTTATTTCAGAAATAACATCTTTTAAAAATGGGTTACCTCTAAATTATGATTCAACTATATGGTTAAGAGTTCCAAAAACTAATATGAATCTATTTACTTTTATTATATCAGGACCTAAAGATACTCCTTATGAAAATGGTCTATTTAAGTTTGATGCATATTTACCATATAATTATCCAAATAAAGAACCCCACGTTTTATTAAAAACTACTGGAAATGGATCTGTTCGATTTAATCCAAATTTATATAACTGTGGAAAAGTATGTTTGTCATTATTAGGAACTTGGTCTGGTGATCAAAATGAAAAATGGAACCCAAAAACATCTACTTTTTTACAAGTATTGGTATCAATTCAATCTTTAATTTTGGTAGAAGAACCATTTTTTAACGAACCTGGATATGAAAAAAACATGCATACACCAACTGGTCGTGCACAATGTAAAGCTTATAATGAAAACATTCAGATTGGAACAATTAAATGGGGAATGATTGATCAAATTAAAAATCCAAATATTCAATATAAGAATGTAATATTAGCGCATTTTAAATTTAAAAAAGACGATATTATTAAAACAGTTAATAAATGGCTAAGTAACTGTGATATTAAATTAAAATCTACATTAGAAATAGAAGTGAAAAATTTAACTGAATTATTAAACACTCTTATCTGTTGATTTAGGATCTCTATTTTTAGTTCTCTTTAAATTAATACGTTCGACAGTTTGACGTGATTTCATCATGTCATTAAATATTGATGTTGCTTTTAATTGATCTTTTGTTAAATCTAAAATAGTTTTTTGAATATGTTCTTTCTTTAATGGTACTTGTGTTTTAGTTATATTTTTACGAAGTTTACCATCAGAAATTGATATAACTTTCTCATCCATTTTGTCTAATTCTTCTAATACTATTTTTTCATATTCAGTTTTATCAGTTGTTAATGTTTTAATTTCTTCTTTTAATTTTTTTATTTTATCGTCGAGTGCAACCCAACTTTTTATTGAATCAATAAATTTGTTAGATACTTTTTTTTTTTCTTCTGAATTATTATCTTCTGACATTTATAATATTTATTAAGAAAATTATATTAGTTTTTAAATTATTGCGTTTAATTTAGACATTTACTAATTAGTAAATGTCTAAAATATTAAAACTATTTAAGCGTGTTTAGGTTGGCTAAGTTCCCATACTTTTTTGTGGGTTAATTGCCATACAATGACAAATACTGCGGCGTGGGCAAGATTAATGTGTAATTTGCTTGAAGTTGGTGATGGGAGTGTAACGAATTGTCCAGGTACTAAAACAAAGAATAGTAAAAAGTAATACATAAGCATTTGATAGTTCAAATTCATGTGATGATATAATATAATTTAGAAAATATTTTTATAATATTTTTATAATAATTTTATAAACTATACTAATTAATTTATAAAAATATTGTTAGTAGTTTTTGTTTATTATCTACCAGTTTGATTTTCATATTCAGTTTTAGTTGTTATTATTTTAATAAATTTGTATATAGTGTTTTAATTTTACTCATAATCTTAATATTATTTTCAATTATTTTTTATAAATTATAAAAATAATTTATAAAAATCGACTTTTGTCAAAATATTATATTTCTGATGTAAAACCATCATAAAATATTTAACATAATGGTTTAAGATTGAAATCCGGTTCGTACGTAGAATTATTCCATGGTGAGACGATGAATTTAGGATTTGGTACAGTTCCTCTGATGTCATGTGTCGCGTTTTTAAGCGATTGTCCAACGGTGTTAATTCCGATGATATATCTTTCGGTATTAATTAATTTGTCATCATTTAATTGGTATTTAGCTAATGAGAAATCAGTTTCGAACCATTCATCGTTAACTTCTTTGGGTAAGAAATCTTTGGCATTATAGTTATCCATATTTTGTTTCTTGAAGTCAACTTCATTAGTATTTGTTCCTGGTGGAATGGGGGCAGCAAATGCATCATTTAAATTAGATCCGAGTGATTCAAATACAGAATCATCATTAGCTTCAAAGTTATATACAGATGGTTTTCCAGATTTTGGTGCTACAGGTTTTGTCGCTATTTCATTAATTACAGATGCTGGAATAACTGGTTCTTGACTAGATAGCATATATTGGTGTTGGCTAGCAGGCATGTATTGTTGGTGGCTAGCTTCTACATGTTGTTGGCTAGCAGGTACATATTGTTGTTGGCTAGCAGGTACATATTGTTGACTATCTGGTACATAATGTTGGCTATCTGATTCATAATGTTGGCTATCTGCTACATATTGTTGACTAGCTGGTGCATATTGTTGACTACCAAATGGTTGACTAGATTCAATATCATCAAAATGTTCTTCTTGAATAACATTTTGTTCGGAAGTGTTATTAAATTTTTCTTTTTGATTATAAAGTAAATATATTGATAATCCAACAAGAATTAATAATAAGAATGAAGAAACTTTACTATCACTTTGCATTTTATATAATTAATATTAGAAAAAAATTTTAAAGATTTTATTTATAACTAAACCTATTTTTTTTTAAAAATTTGAATATTCTAATATTTCTTTTAGACCATCAATTAAATTTGTTTTAATCGACCAACCCAAATTTTTTACTTTTTGATTACTAATATAATAACGTTGATCATTAAAAGGTCGATCTTCAATATATTCTATCCATTCATCATAATTATCAGTGTTTTTTATCATCTTAATTAATATTTTTGCAATTTCCATAACAGAATATTCCATATTGTTATCACACCCAATATTATAAATTTCACCAACTTGACCTTTTTCTAAAATAGTTTCAAATGCTGTTGCTGTATCATATGCATGTAAAAATGCTCTAACTGCACTACCATTACCTTGTATTGTAACTTTTTTATTTTCTTTTAATAATTTAATAAATTTTGGAATTAATTTTTCTGGATATTGATGTAATCCAAATACATTATTACCTCTGGTTATAATAATTGGCATTTTGTATGAATGACTATAAGATTGTGCAATTAATTCTGCACCAGCTTTAGTAGCAGCATAAGGATTTGTTGGACATAAAATAGAATGTTCAGTTTTCTGATGTTCTTCAACACAATTCATTGATTCACCATATACTTCATCTGTAGATACGTGTATAAATTTTTTAACCTTATTATATTTGCGTGCGGCTTCTAATAAAGTATGAGTTCCTAATACATTATCATATGTAAATTGTAATGAGTCTTCAAATGAATTTTGTACATGTGATTGTGCTGCAAAATGTATAATATAGTTAATATTATTTTCTTCTAATATATTTTTAACTAATACACTATCAGTAATATTACCTTTGATTAATTTATAACTACTATCCTCACGAATAACTTGTTTAATATTATTTTCATCTGCACAATAATACATTGCATCTAGATTTACAAGTAAATTAATTTTCTTTTTTTGAAAATAATAATTGATAAAATTACTACCAATGAAACCACACCCTCCTGTAACTAATAAATTAATATTTTCATTATTTAAATTATTATCATTTCTAATATTTTCTTTATATTCAAACAAACATTTTCTAACTGCATCTTTAATATTTGATATAGTGGGAAATAATGTTTCTAATTTATCAGTATTTAAATAATTATTTGATCTATCTGCTGCTAATATTTTACGTTGTTCATCTTGGGAAAAATTCTTCCAAGTAAAGAAAGGATCTACAATTTCTCTATACATTTCCAAAATTTCATTATGTGAAATTAATCCTGGATTTGTTAAATTTATAGTACCTGTTACAGTTTTATTCATCATTTCTATTACATATTGTAATAACTCAGGTAAAACTGTCATTGAATTTGGAACCGAACAGATTTTTTCATAAGATGTTATTTTTGTAATAAAGTTTCTTGAATTCTTCTCACCAGTGATGGGCATTCTAATTCTTAAATTTAATACACTATCATCATATAAATGCATCATTTGATCTGTAAATCCTTTAACAATTGAATATGAAGATCCAAAGAAATTAGGTTCTGAATCTTCATCGAATCCATTTATTTCTTTTCCGAATGGATGTTGATCATCATATTTAAATATACAACCAGTACCTAAATATGTAAAATGAATATTAGTTTCTTTGCACAACTTTGCAAGAATTAATGGACCAAATAAATTATCTCTAACATTTTCATATAATTTACCTTCTTGTTCAAGGTAGTCAATTGTAGAATATACTTTATTATTTATTTTACCATGTGTTCTTCCAATAAATGATACAACATGTGTGGGATTAACATTTTGTAATTCTTCTTTAATATCATTAATATTATCTACTCTAGCTTTTCCGCAAATATAACTAATATTATTATTTTTTAATAATAAAATAAACTGATTGCCAATCCAACCATTCCAACCATAAACTAAAACTTGCATATAATTTTATATATATTATATTTTAAAAATAAACACACAATGATTTTTAAATTAACACTTTCTCATTATTATATATATGTATAAATATAAATATATAAAATACAAAAATAAATACTTTGAATTAAAAAAATTAATTGGTGGAGGAACTAATATTCCATTAGGATTATTGTTAGATAATCCAAAATTTGATTTTTTATTTAGTGGGTCTAGTCATATAGATAAGACAACGATATCAAATATAACTTATGAAAGAATTATAACAAAAATTACTTATGAAAAATATAATCCAGAAACTAATTCATATTCTTTGATTGAAACAGATGAAAGATCTAATCAGTTTTTATTTAAAATTAGTGTTAGTTATTCAGGTGAACCAATTATTATTTTTTGTGAAGATTCAAGATTAAGAGATTGGGCCCAATATCAAACTTATAGATTTATTCCTGCTTTATCTACAAAATCAGATAATAGAATTCTTCGGAATTTTATTGTAAATGGTTCAACAAAATATTATGAATATTATTTAGAAAATTTGGGAAAAGTATTGGGTCATATAGTTAATAATAATATTTTATTATTAGAAGATAAAATATTAAATTATGATGATTGTCCTATTAATTTAACAAAATATGATTCATCTGATAATATAATTTTATTATACCCTTGTTTACATACTATTTCAAATGCAGCATATTCAACTGGTTTAGTAAGAGAATGTCCAATATGTAGAAGTAGAATTGATTCAATTCAATCTTTAACATTTGAAGAATTTGCAATGATTTAAAAATAAAATATCATAATTTTTTAATGAAAACAATTAATATAAAAGGTGTAAAATATGATATAACAAATTATAAACATCCAGGTGGTAATGTAATTGATTCAATGACAGATGGTCAAGATGCTACTTATGCATTTGAAGAATTCCATTATCGTTCAAAGAAAGCAAAAATAGTTTTAGATAATTTAGATAAAATATCAAATGTACAAAATGATTCAGAAATGTTAAAAGACTTTGAGAAATTTAGAAAATCTTTAGAAGAAAAGGGTTTTTTTAAACCATCATACAAACATATAACTTTTAGAATATTAGAATTAATTTTTATTTATTCAATCGCTATCTATTTAATACCATATAATATTATTGGATCTATATTTTTGTTTGGTATATTTGGTGGAAGATGTGGTTGGTTACAACATGAAGGTGGTCACAATTCATTAACAGGTAATATTAAAATAGATAAAATAATACAAAATATATCAATAGGTTTTGGACTTTTAACTGATGGATCAATGTGGAATAGTATGCATAATAGACATCATGCAAACACACAAAAAATTGGTTATGATATGGATTTAGATACAGCACCTTTAGTTGCATTCTATGAAAATGCATTAAAAAATAATAACAAAATAGTAAAATATTGGTTAAAATATCAAGCTTATACTTTTTTACCAATTACTTCAGGAATATTTGTTATGTTATTTTGGATATTATATTTACACCCAAGAAAAATAATTAGAGATAAAAATATATTGCAAGGATTAATTGTTATTTTAGGTCATATTTCTAGAGTTTCATTATTTATTTATTTTAGAAATTCAACTGTTTTTCAAGGTATTTGTTACCACTTAATTACATTATGGGTATCTGGAATATATTTATTTGGTCACTTTGCATTATCACATACATTTATGCCAACAATTGAAAAGAATGAAAATAAAAATTGGGTACTTAATGCTCTAGAACATACAGTTGATATTGATCCACAAAATAAATTAATTAGTTGGATTATGGGACACTTAAATAACCAAGTTGTTCATCATTTATTTTTATCAATGCCACAATATCGTGGTCCTGAAGTTAGTAAAGAATTAATTTTATTTTGTAAAAAATGGGATTTAAAATATACAATTATTGGTTATTTTGAAGCCTGGTATTTGATGTTTGAAAATTTAAAGGATATAGGTTATAAAATATTTATTAAATCGGTTTAACTGGTTCTACTGGTTTAGTACATGATGAATAAAAATAAACTTTTCCTTCTGCATTTTTGCAGTTATTATATTTTTCTAATTCTTTATTATAAAAATATAACTCAAAATAATATTTTTTTAATTCCTTATTTTTACATTTATTTTTATCTTTTTCTGTATTTTGACATAATTTTTTAATTTCTTCTATTTCAGCTCTTTTATATTCTTCTTGTTTTTCTTTCATTCGCGCATCAAAGTGTTTATTATCTATGTCTGCTTGTTTATTATATTCTCTAGTTTTTTTACCAATACCGCCTATCATATTAATATATTTTTTTTTATATTTTAAATATTTTTTATAATAAAATTCATCTAAATTTTCCATATATTTTATTGTAGAAAATTGTTTGCATTAATAGCCTCTATAAAAATTGTTTGCATTAATAGCGTCTATAAAAATTGTCTGTTCTCAATCTAATTTGCAAAGCAAATTAGATTATGAACGAATTGTACCGATGTGTTAGAATTTACTTTGTAAATTCTAAACCCATCTACTAGAATTTTATTATTCTCTAAGGGAATAATAAAATTGTGTGCATATAGCCATTGATCTTTATAGAAGAATCAAAGATTCATCTATAAAAATTGAAAAAATTATAATTACAGCTATCTATAATTAATATTATGAGTAGTATAGATAACCATATTATAAATGACAAAATAAATTATGTCGGAATCATCCGTTTCAATCAACAATGTCATAATTGGCTTAGTCATAAATATATCTGCAATATTACAATTGATAATATTAAATATAATTCAGTAGAACAATATTTGATATTTAAAAAAGCAGAATTATTTAATGATGAACGAATTATGAAAGCTGTTATGATTGCGATGGATCCTTTAGATATGCATTATTTGGGACGGCGTATTGAAAATTATGTAGATGAAGATTGGGTAAAAATCAGAGGTGAAGTTTCTTATATTGGAAATAAACATAAATTTTTGCAAAATCCAGATCTATATAAAAAATTATTTGAAACAAAATTTAATAAACTTATTTATTATGCAGATGATTTAGTTTGGGGATGTAATCCTGATGATAAAGGCGAAAACTTGCTAGGGAAAACCATTATGAGAGTTAGAGAAAATGATATGTTATCTATGACTAACATATATTTTTATAATAAATATAATGATTTTGCAGCATGTGAAAAAAGTAAGTATATTGTAAATGAAGATGATTATAACTTCTGTGAAATGAATAATATTGATTTTTTTATAAAATATATTGTTTAATATATATGAATTATTTTAAAAAATATTTAAAATATAAGAATAAATACATTAAATTACGTAAACAACAAGGAGGAACATTTGAAATAGGAGGTCTACTTGCAAACGAATTAGATTATATAGAAAAAAATAAATTATTCTTTATTTTTTCTAGAATAAATAATTTTGATGATATTGAAGAGATAAAAAAATCAATGAATGATTTTAAATATAATATGAATTCTGAGTTATTAAAATTTACTAATGGAGATATTAGTAAAATTAATAATATTTATTATAAAGAAAATATTACTAAAGAAGATTTAAAAGGAATTGGTCTTAATGAAGATGATGTGTTTAATTTATGGACAGAAAATATACAACCTTTATTAAAATATAAATACAATATTTTAGATACACTAGATCAAATGATTAAAGATTATATTTTAACAAATAATATTTCTTTTACTGTTTTTCAATTAGACTTGATAAAGAATTTAAAAATTTTAACATTAGATATTCGAATAATAAATAAAATTCTAACATATAAAATGGATTTACCAAGTGAATTATATGATAAATTTAGATTATTACTTCAAATAAATAAAGATTTATTAGAAGGTGAAAAATTTGATAATTTAGTTATTAATATTTTTAATAATTATGAATTTGGTATTGCATGTATGGAAGATGGTAGTCTCCAAGGTATTACAGTTAATTGTTTATATAAAGATATACATGTATTTATAAAAGATAATCCAATGAGTCAAATGAATATATTAAAAATATGTAATTATGATATATCGAATAACGAACAACAAGACTATTTAGATGAAATGTTATATTATATTATTCCTGAAAATACTAAATGTTATCATGCAACTTCATTAGTTGATAAAGTTTTAATTAATTTTGGTGAATATGATCATATGATAAATCCAGTATATCTTAAAACAAATAATCAATCTATATTTTTTTGGACACAAGAATTAATAGGTCAAAAAGAATACGGGGGGGGATGGTTTACATTTAATCAAAAAGATAGTGGACCTTCAGCAAGTGCTAAATTTGGATTAGTACTTGAATATAATGTTAGAGAAGAATTTCCTATTTTATTTATACCACCTATTTATAATAATTTAACTAATGATAAATTATTTAATACAATAAATGAATATGAAAAAAATAATTTAAAAGATTATACTACTTTACATAAATGGAGTGGATCACATGTTTTTCAAGGAGTATATAATTGGAAAGAAAAAAGATATTCTATTATTAAACACCCATTATTATCTACATATGCTGATAATTTTGCAAAAAAAATAGTAAATTTAGGATTTAAAACAGGATATATATCATGTGATGAATGTGAAATATTTTTACCACATGAAATACAAGCAACAAAGTTAGATAGAATACCAACTAATGTATTTATTGATGAAAATTGGTGGAATGGTAAAATATTTGCAAATGTTTATTTTAAAGTGTCTAATGGTACCCGCAAATATACAAAAGAGCAAATATTAGATAGAATCAAAATAGCAATTGAAGGCATTAGTTATAATAATAAAATCAGTTCGCTTGAAAACAGAGATGTCAAATATAAATATATTCAGGACTTGAAACTATTATTAGATAGAAAATTTGATGAATACGGTGACATTTTTGCTTTAGTTAAAGAAGATACTGATTATAAATTATATTTTGATGATTATTATAAAAGAATATAAAAATTGTCTGTTCTCAATCTAATTTGTAAAGCAAATTAGATTATGAACGAATAGATTAATTGTACAGATGTGTTAGAATTTTATTATTTCCTAAAGGAAATAATAAAAATTGTTAATAAAATACTTTATCCATATATAATATTTATATGGATAAAATACTAGAAAACGTTAATATAGGTTGGTCACCATTCTTTAAAAAGTATTCAGATGATTTAAATTTAATATTAGAAACAATTAATTATAATGATACAGTTTATCCACCAAAAGATAAATTATTCAGAGCACTATTTTATTTTTCACCACAAGAAATTAAATTAGTAATTTTAGGACAGGACCCATATATTTCTTCTTACGATGGAATACCACAAGCTTGTGGTTTATCTTTTAGTGTTCCTGAATGTCATAAATTGATCCCCCCATCTTTAAAAAATATTTTTAAGGAAATTAAAAATTGTTATCCAGATTATGAAATTCCAAATAATGGTTGTTTAGAAAGATGGGCTAACAATGAAAAAATATTATTATTAAATGCATCTTTAACAGTTAATGATGGTAAATCTAATTCTCATGCTTTTATCTGGTCAAAATTTACAGATAATTTAATTAAATTTATCTCAGAAAATAATGAAGGAACTTTATTTTTATTAATGGGTAACTTTGCTATTAATAAAGAAAAACTAGTATCTGATAAACATAAAATTTTTAAAACTGTACATCCGTCACCATTAAGTGCTTTTCGTGGATTTTTTGGATCTAAAATATTCCTAAAGATAAATGAATATTTAATAGAAAATAATTTGGAACCAATTAAGTGGTAACTATTATAAAATAGATATCTCATTAGTTATTTAATTGTATTATGAACGAATTATACCGATGTGTTAGAATTTACAAAGTAAATTTTAAACCCATCTACTATAATTTTATTATTTCCTAAAGGAAATAATAAAAATTGTCTGCTCTCAATAGAATTTATAAAATAAATTCTATTATGAGCGATTGATCTTTATAGAAGAATCTTCGATTCTTCTATAAAAATTGAAATTATTTATTTATAAAACCTGATTAAAATTTATATGAATTTTGAGCAAGAAATGTTAAATATTGTTGATGGAATGTATATAGGACACACGCATAATAATAAAAGAAATGGTTATGGTGATATGGTATATAATAATAAAGATACATATCAAGGTTATTGGTTAAATGATTTGAAACATGGTAAAGGTATATTAATCAGAGATAACGGAATTAAATACCAAGGTGAATGGAAAGATGATAAACCAAATGGTCAAGGTAAAGGAACTTTAGCTAATGGAACTATTTACGAAGGTGAATGGAAAGATGGTTTACCTAATGGGCAAGGTAAAATTATTTTTCATAACGGAAGTACTTACGAAGGTGAATGGAAAGTTGGTAAACGTAATGGTCAAGGTAAGGAGATGATACCTCATGGAATTGTTTTTATTGTTTTTGTAGGTGAATTTCAAGATGATAAACGCCATGGTCACGGTAAACTTACTTTTAAAGGTGGTATTTACGAAAGTGAATGGAAAGATGGTAAACCTAATAGCCAAGCAAAAATTACTTTTCCTAACGGAAGTACTTACGTTGGTGAAGTGAAAAATATTAGATTCAATGGTAATGGTAAACGTACTTATGTTGACAGAAGTACTTACGAAGGTGAATGGAAAGACGGTGTACGAAATGGTAATGGTAAACGTATTTTTGCTGAAGGAATGATTTACGAAGGTGAATGGAAAGATAATTTACCTAATGGCCAAGGTAAAATTACTTTTAATAAAAGAAGTAATTACGTTGGTAAAATGAAAAATGGTAGACCCAACGGTAATGGTAAACGTACTTATGCTGACAGAAGTACTTACGAAGGTGAATGGAAAGATGGTAACCGTCATGGTCAAGGTAAACTTAATAATTCACATGGTATTTATGAAGGTGAATTTAAAGATGATAAATTTATTAACGGTTTTGGTAAACAAAATCATCCTAATGGTATTTATGAAGGTAATTTTAAAGATGGTAAATTCAATGGTCAAGGAAAAGTTACTTTTTTAGATGGTACTTATTATGAAGGTGAATTTAAAGAGGATAAATTTAATGGTCAAGGTAAACATACTTTTTCTACTGGAATTTATGAAGGTAATTTCAAAGATGGGAAAAAAAATGGCCAAGGAAAATATATTTTTTCAAATGGTGATATTTATGAAGGTGATTTTAATGATGGTGAAAGAAATGGTTTGGGTAAATTTACTTTTTCAAATGGTGATATTTATGAAGGTGAATTTAAAAAAGGTATGAAAAATGGTCAAGGTAAATATACTTTTACTAACGGTGAATATTATGAAGCTGAATTTATAGATAATAAAATATCAATTAAAAGAAAAAATAATTCAGAAGAAAAAAATATATCAAAAAAAACCAAAACCAATATATTTTAAAAAAATTGATATTTTTTAATTTAATCTAACTATTAATTTATTATGAATTATTCAAATGGAATCTATAATGGCGAATTAGTTGATGGTAATAAACGTGGAATCTATAATGGCGAATTAGTTGATGGTAATAAATGTGGAATCTACAATCGCGAATTAGTAGATGGTAATAAACGTGGAATCTATAATGACGAATTAGTTGATGGTAATAAACTTGGAATCTATAATGGTGATTTAATTGACGGTAAAAGACATGGAATTGGTAGTTTTGAACATTATAATGGTACCAAATATTTTGGTAGATGGGTAGATGATAAAAGACATGGCTTTGGTAAATTAATATCTCATAAAGGTCATAAATATTATGGTGAATTTAAGGATAATAAAATGGATGGTCGTGGTATAATTGAATATTTAGGTAATGCATACAATGGTGAGTGGATAGATTCTAAATTTTATGTTCATAGTATAAATACATTTTCATATCAAGTTACATATGACAAAACATTATATAGTCATTGTGAGGATATGAGAATATTATTAAATGATAATTATAATCCTAAACTATGCGCACATTTTATTGATAAACAATTAGGTATAGGAGATGTATATTATGGTGAAAAAGTAAATGGTTATGCACATGGTAAAGGTAGAATGTATTATGTAGATGAAAGTATATATTATGGTGAATTTGATCAAGGGGAAAAACATGGTAAAGGTTATATTCAATATAAAAATGGAAGTGTATATAATGGTGAATGGTATAAAAATAAAAGAAATGGTAATGGTCAACTTACATATTATGATATATTATACGATGGTTATGTTATTTACGATGGTCAATGGTTAAATGATAATAAAAATGGTAATGGTAAAATGATATTTCCAAATGGTACTGAATATAGTGGCGAATGGATTAACAATAAAATAGTTACACTTAATTAATATTTTCTATTCTATTTTATATATGTCAAATTATTATGAAAAATATTTAAAATATAAAAAAAATATATAGATTTACAAAATGACATGAATGGTGGGAACCACAACTACAAAAAAGAATTAAAAAGAGAAAAAAAAATTATTCAAGAAAGAAAAAAAGCAATAAAGGAAGAAAAGGAAAAGGAAAAAATAGATCAAAACGCAAAAGAAGATTGTGAACAATTTACTAAAGATTTATGTAACAAAGAAGATTGTGAACAATTTACTAAAGATTTATGTAACAAAGAAGAAGTATTAAACTATTACAAAGAATTAGATAAATATGAAAAAAGTTATTCTAATTATGAAAAAAATGAAGAAAAAAAAAAAAATACAATAAAGAATTACAAGAATACGAACCAGTATATAATAAATATATAGCTGATTTAGCCGCATATAATAATAGCTCAATTAAGATGTTAACCTCTACTAAACCCATTGAACCGAATAAACCATTTCCAACTTTTATTCTTGACTTGTCTCCACCTGAACTACCTAAAAAACCTAAAGACTTAAATAAAGAACAATCTGACATGCTACCTACAAAGTTGTATCTTAAATAATTTATAAACTTTCTAAAAAGTTAATAAGTTTAATTTTTTTAAATTCACAGACTCTAAATATAAAAGAAAAAATTGATTTTCATTTAAAAAGAGACTATCTCTATAAATAGTAATGAGTCTCGAAGATAAATATTTAGATTTAACAGATGATCAAATAGATAATTTATTGTTAGGTGTAGATTTAGATCAAACTACACCTAATATTACAATACCTATTGATGATAAATTAACTTGTATTTCATGTAAAAGTGATAAATTAATTATAGATAATGCTAAAGGATATTTAGTATGTCAAGAATGTGCAGTTATAAATGAAGAATTCTTAGATAAAAATCAAGAATTTTCAAATGATGCCAATGGCACATCAAGATATGGTTGCCCATCTAATTATTTTTTCCCTAAATCAGCATTAGGAACTAAAATAAATGCTCGTGGATATAATCGTGCAGCTATTTTACAAAGACAAGGACAAATGCCTTATAAAGAAAAAAGTCTTTTAGAGGTATTAGAAAGAATTCAATCAAAATGCAAAAAATATAATTTAACACAAACTATTATTGATAGTGCTAAAATTTTATATAAAAAAGTATCAGATTGTAAACATACTAAAGGCAAACGAAAAGGTAAAAATATGATTATGCGTTGTATTAATAGACGATCTATGATTGCTGCTTGTCTATTTTATGCATGCAAACTTCAAAAAGAACCAAGAAGTCCAAAAGAAGTTGCTGATATTTATGATTTAGAAATTAAACATGTAAATCGAGGATGTCGTAAATTTATAGATTATATTGATTTGTCAACTATATTTTATGAAGTAAAAAGTTCTCAATCTTCAGACTTTATTGAGAGATTTGCCAAAAAATTAAATATTGATAAACAATATATTACTATTATTAAAGATATATCATCAAATATTCATAAATTAGGTTTAGCTTCTACACACGAGCCACCATCAGTTGCAGCTGGTTGTATTTTATTAGTTGCAAATATGTATCATGTTGATATTAATAAAAAACAGATATCAGATATTTTTGGTATTTCAGATGTGACAATATCAAAAACATATAGAAAAATCTATCCATATCATAAAATTATTATGAATAATAAAGTTACTGATATGATTTTAGAGAAAAAAAATAATTCCCAAAAACAACCATTTTTACAATCAGAAGAAAGTTTAGTATCGAGTGATAAAAATTCATCAGAACTTACCGAGGATACAGATGATTCTGAATCAGAAGAATATGATTTGGAAGTTTAATTTATTTATTTGTACCAAATAATCTATCCCATAGATTAAATCTTTTAGCATAATTACAATTAACATTAGTATGATGAAGATTATGATTTCTAGTAAACAATTGCATATTAAATAATTTAGGTAACCAAATAAATTGTGGAAATGAACCAGGATTTACTTTTTTACCAGAATGACCACTTATTTCAATAAAAGTTTTATAAGTCATAATAATTAATAGCTGGAAATATGAAATATTTGGCATTAAATAAATAGTTATAAATAATGGAATTGTATTTGTTATTATTATATCTAAAGGATGATGATAAAAAGTTAATATACTTTTTAAATTAAAATGTTTATGATGTTTCTTATGAATTATTTTATATAAATATTTATTTGTATGTAAATAACTATGAGTTATATAATGAAAAAAATCAAAAATTATTTCGAATAAAAATGATATCGGAATAAAAGTCACTAAATCTGTAATAATATTATCTTCTTTGGTAGTATTATATCTGATAATCTTTAAACTAGTCGCTTCAATAATGGCTGACATTACTACATAAGAACTAAATTCACCATAATATTTCTCTTTTGGTTCTATATATTTGTCATTAATATATGGTTTATCTTTCAATTGGTAATCAATAATATTAATCATTGTATAGTTTTTAAACATTACTGATATAAAAGTTAATAAAAATGATTTTGATAAATAATATTCAAAAAAAGATATTGACAACAAAGTAGAATTAACTAATATAAAATTTTTAATTGATTTATAAGAAATAAACATTCTATATTATAATATATTATGAATAAATATTTATCATTGGGTAATAATTGTTTTATAAAAAAATATTTAAATACTATTCAACCTGGGGAAACTAATTTTTTTGATTATATAGGTTCGTCACAATGGAGTATTAACGAATTATTTTTAAATGATTTTGCAAATTTATTCAATAAAGAAGATTATGCTAATATGAAAGTATTAACGAATTATGAATGTGTTACACATAAACATTATTATTTAAGATTTTTACACGACTTAAGTAAAAATTTTACAGATTTACAATTTAATCAATTTAAATCAAAGTACATAAGAAGAATATTAAGGTTAAAAAAATTATTAAGTGAAGAAAATAAAATTATTTTTTTAAGAACAGAAGAACATTATGAAAATAGGGTTATTTACCATCCAGATAAATATGTTAAAACAGAATTGGAGTATTTATTTGAGTTTTCAGATATTATAAAAAATTTATACCCACAATTAGATTTTTCAATAATACAAATTAGTAGAAGCGAAAATCAAAATTTTGAAGATAAAAATATTATTGTTATAAACAATAATATTAAATTAACCTGGGAAAATTGTACGGATGTAATATCAGATATTTTACAGAGAACAAGTTTCGCTTAATGCGTCAAACTTAATATTTATATAATATTAAGTTTAATGGATCTTATTTTAGGTATTGATTTTGGAACAACAAATACAGTAATCTCATATTTTGAAAACAATAAACCAAATATTTTATACGATGGTATTTATAAAAGTATAAAATCAAAAATTGGAATAAAAAATGATCAATATTCCTTTGGTAATTCAGTTAGCTTAAATAGTGATAAAATAATTCATAGTTTTAAAATAAAACTTGAAAATTTAGATAATGAATTATTATTATTCTTTGATTATTTAAAAAAAATAGTTTATAAAAAGTTTCCAAATTATAATTTAAAAACTGTAATAACTGTACCTTCTAATTTTAATGATTTACAAAGAGAAATAATTAGAAAAAATTTTATTAATGCAGGATTTGATGTTATTCGCATTATTAATGAACCAAGTGCAGCTGCATTAGCATATGGATTAACAAAAACTGGAATAGATGAAGAAAAAATATTAGTTTTAGACATTGGCGGTGGTACTTTAGATTTAACATTATTATTAAAAGATGAAGGTTTTTTTGAAGTAATTCATAGTGTTGGTTTAAATGATTTAGGGGGTAATAATTTTACACAAGTAATTTATGATGCAATTTTAAAACAATATAAAGATTTTGAAGATCTTAACCAACTTTGGTATGCATGTCAAAATGCTAAAGAAAAGTTATCTTGGGTTGATAATTATGAAATAAAATTAGCAAATTTAATTTATAATGTGAATATTAAAAAGTTTGAAAATTTATGTAATCCACTTATTGAAAAATTAGAAAATCTATTAAATGATATTAAAAATAAATATACTGATATAAATTATATTATTATGGTTGGCAATACATCAAAGATTCCATTAATTAAAGTTATTGTAGAAAAAATATTTAATATTACTCCATGGTTACATCCTAATTTAGAATCAGTTGTTGCAGAGGGCGCGTGTTTATATGGTGCTATTTTAGAAAATGTTTATAAATCAGATCATAATGTAGTATTAGTAGATGTATTACCACTTTCTCTTGGAGTGGAAACTGCAGATGGTAATTTTTCAGTAATTATACCAAAGGATACACCATTACCTGTTAAAAGAAAACAGAGATATACAACTGATAATCCAAGTGAAAATAGTGTAAAGATAAAAGTCTACCAAGGTGAAAGAATAATTGCAAATAAAAATACTCTCATTGGTGAATTTGTATTTGATAAAATTTCAACTGGTGGTACACCACAAATTGAAATCATATTTAAAGTAGATTCTAATTCAATAATAACTGTTACAGTTATTGATAAAAAATCTGAAATAGAAAAGAATATATTAATTAAGGATATCCCAAAACTAAATTATGAAGAAATAAATAATATTATAAAATTAGCAAATAGATCAAATGAATTAGACCAAGAAGAAATTACATTACAAAATAGAATATATTTATTAAATACAAAAATAGAAATTGCTATGAATAATATAAAGTTAAATCATTTATTAGAAGAAGATAAAAAACAAGAATTATTAAATGAATTATGTTTAATAGAATCAAAAATGAATGACGCAAATAACACAATATTATTGAATTTATTAGCTGAAATTGATGATAAATTTACTAATTGGGTGCAAAATAATGTAAGTGAAGACATTAATGAAGTGAATGATATGGAAAAACTTATGATTATGGAATTAAAAGATGAATTACATAATAAAGTAATCTTTTTATTAACTAAAAATCCAGAATGGGAAGAATACTTAAATCCAATTATTGAAAAATTAACATTAACAAATGTAAGTTTAGAATATCTACAAGATAAATTAGAAACAATAAAAGAATTAGATGACGAAGAAGTAGTATCATATAAAGATCAATTAAATAATCTATGTTTATTTATTAAAACACAAATAGAAGAAGGAACAATAAATATCGATAATAGTGAATTATCAAAATTAATTGATTTAGTTAATGATTCATTAGAATTATTAGAAAATAAAGAAAATAATATTGATTGGGAAATTAAATTAAATGATTTTAATCAACAATGTGAAATATTTAAGCATTAGCAGATGCTACTTGAACAGTTTTGGAAGCAACGCCTTTCTTAACTTTAATTAATTGATTCTTGTATTGTTTAGTAATTACGCGATCTTCACCAGCGGCGGATTTAATAGTGTAAGTAATTGGCTCAGCAAGCTTGACACGGGTTCCTTTGTAAGTGTAGGTGTGACGTTTAGAACCACGGGTTGATTCTTTAATAGAGAAAAGAATGTGTTCTTCACTAATGTTAGTGTTGTCACTGTTTCTAAAGAACTTAGAAAGAGCTTTGTTTGCAGCTTGGTAAGGAGTTAAACCGGTAAAACGACCACTGAATTCTTCTTCCTCTGGAAGTTGAACTTTGAATGATCTAGTTTTGCCATCTTCTGATTCTTCACCTTCACCTTCAGCTTCAGTAGCACCTTCAACAACAGCTTTCTTGACAGCTTTTGGTTTAGCAGCAGCTTTTTTGGCGGCAACTTTTGGTTTGGGGGTAGCAGCAGCTTTCTTTGCTTTAGCACCACCTTCAACAACTGGTTGAGCTACTTTCTTACCACCCTTTTTAGGGGCAGCAGCTACTGGTTCAGCATCAACTACTGGTTCAGCGACAGCAGCTGCTTTTTTACCCTTAGCACCACCTTTTTGTGGGGCAGCAACTACTGGTTCAGGGGCAGCAACTACTGGTTCAGGGGCAGCAACTTTTTTAGCTTTAACTTTTTTTTCTGGTGCAGCAGCTACCGGAGTAACTGCTTCAACAACTGGAGTGGAGACTTTGGAGTTTGAAACTTGAGAATTTTTCTTTGGAGATACCATATATACAATATTATAAGAATATTTTTTTAAATCAAACACACTTAGTTTTTTTAAATGCGTCTAATATTGTTTTAAATAGGTTTACTCTAATAATTTATAATTAAAATTATTATATTAAATTATATATTTATTCTCTCTTCGTTTATAATGCAAAACAATCTATATAAATTTAAATTATTCAAATTATATCTTTTACAAAATAAATATAATGAACTTGCAAATATTATCTTTAAGTTAACAAGTCATATAAATATAATTGACAGTAATTATTTAATAGAAAATAATAAAAAAATAGTATTAATAACTGAAATATTTAATATAAATAAAAATATAAATACTATTTATAATTCATATATTATTAATAATATTGATAAAGATCCTACAAATAATGTAAAACCTCATATAATTGATATAATAAATAATACAGATGAAAGTAATTTTGAATTGTTACAAAACCATTTTACAGATTTACCATTCAATGAGGAAAAAAAGGTATTACATAAAATAATAAGTATAACTGGTTACAGTAGCTTAAAAGAACTATTTTCAATCAATAATATATCAATAAATAATATGTCTTCTGATTTTATTAATATAATTAATGAATTAGATAATATATTTTTACCATTATCATTTAAATCTTTTAATTTAGCATCAAATGATAATACTGAATTTTATTGGAGAATGCCAGTTAAATATTCCGATGAAGATATATTACATTTAACTCGCGAATTCTGGTTCAAGAATAAAGATAATAATTACTATAAAATAGAAGGAATATTTAAAAATGATATTTTATCAACAATATTAAAAACATCACAGTTAACTTATCCATATTTATATACAAAAAAATATAATATATTAAAAGATATATCTGATGATATTGATATAGGATTTGTAAAAAAATTTATAAGATATGATTATATTGGTAATATATATTGTATGACTGAAATAGAATACGCTAAATATCTTTCAAATTCATTTAAATTATATTTACAATTAAGTAAATCAACATTTATTAATATTATGAAAAACTTTATTTCAAACAGTGTAAATCTATATAATTTATATTTTATTATTTTATTATTATTACTTGGTAATGATGACAATGCAGAAGTTGCATCGTTGTTAATAAATTTAACAAAAGAGAAAAAGATAAATTCTATTAATTTATACAACCTTATTAACCATAATTTGTCTTTTTATATGCAATTAAAAATCAACAAGGCCGCAATAAATATTAAAGCTGATTTAGAAAAACTTAAAGCAATTACTATTGAAACTATAGATTATAAAAAACAATTATTAAGTATTAAAAATATACCAAATAATATAAAAGTATTAACCTTAGAAAAAATAGAAGAAATGAAAGCACAAAACAATGAATTTTATAAACAAAAAAATTTTGTAGATCATATTATAAAATATCCTTGGCCAACAAATGATCAATATTTCGATGTTTTAAATGATGATGATAAAAAAAGAAACTTTTTAATAGATCTTAAAAATAATTTAAATAATTTAACATTTGGTCACGAAGAAGCTAAAAATATATTATCTCAAACAGTTGCTAATTGGATAAGTAATCCAAATAGCGGAGGGCGTCCTTTAGGTTTTGTTGGACCGCCAGGAGTTGGTAAAACTTTATTAGCAAAAAGTATTTCTAAAGCTTTGAATATACCATTTGCTGAGATTACATTAGGAGGTCAAAATGATGGTGAGTTATTACATGGTCATGGTTACACTTATTCTGGATCTCAACCAGGATTAATTATTAGGAAAATGGTTGAAATGGGAAAAGAAAGATGTATATTATATTTTGACGAATTAGATAAATCAGCATCTAAACATGGTAGTACAAATGAAATAACAAGTATATTAATTCACTTAACAGATCCAAATATGAATAAAAGTTTTCAAGATAGATTTTTTCAAGGTGTAGATTTTCCATTAGACAAAGTGATTATGATATTTTCATATAATGATTCAAATAAAATAGATCCAATATTATTAGATAGAATTACTGAAATAAATATTAAACCATATACAGTTAGTGATAAAATTGTAATTATTAAAGATTTTGTTATTCCTGAATTAAAATCAAATATTGGTATAAATCATAAATGGACTAATTTAGATAATAAAACTATTGAATATATTATAGATAATTATACTAATGAAGCAGGAATACGTAATATTAAAAGAAATATAGAAAAAATATTTTTAGCATTAAATTATGAAACATTAACACAAACTGTAGATCCTGATAAATATATTTTAACAATTAAAGAAATTAATAGAATATTATTACAGCCTCACTCTGATATTACTAAAATTCATCATAAACCATGTGTTGGAATAATTAATGGTTTATATGCTACAACTAATGGTGATGGTGGTATTATTCCTATTCAAATATATAATAACTTTACATCAACCAGTTTTGAAATAAAATTAACTGGTAAGCAAGGTGATGTTATGAAAGAAAGTGTCCAATGTGCATTAACATGTGCAATTGATTACATTAAAAAAAATAAATTAAAATATAATATTGAAAATATAGATGAATATTTTCAACAAAATTTTAAAAATGGATTCCATGTTCATGCTCCTGCAACATCAACACCAAAGGATGGACCTAGTGCAGGATGTGCATTTACATGTGCTTTCATTTCTAGAATATTAAATAGACCTATTAGAAATGATATTAGTATGACTGGTGAAATTGAATTAACTGGACGAATTACAAAGATTGGTGGATTAAATTATAAATTATTTGGTGCTAAAAAAGCTGGAGTTAAACTAATATTTATTCCAAAAGAAAACAAAGAAGATTTAGATGAAATTAAAATAAAAAATCCTAAATTACTTGATAAAAATTTTAAGGTAATTATTGTTGAATATCTTGATGAAGTTATTGATCACGTTTTATTAATTTAAATTTATTATTTTTCATAGTACCTATTAATTCATAATTATATACATTATTATCAGAATCTTTTAAATATTCATTGTCTTTTATATTTATTTTTTCAAAAATATTATTTTTTAATTCTAAATTAGTTCTATTACTTTTTTCTAATTGACGTTCTAATATCTCAATCGTTGATAATTTTTCTTTTATTTGTTTATCCATGCTTGAAATCATAGATACTTTACTTAAATTAGCAAGATCATTTTCTAATTTATTATTTGTAGTTTCTAAATTATTAACAGTTTCTTTTAATTTTATATTTTCATTTTCTAGGTTTTTTAAATAATTAATAATTAATTCTAAATTCATTATTAAATATTACTAAATAGTCTTTATAATATTTATACAAAATATCCAAGACCACCTAATCCATCAGTCACTTTAAATAAATTATATTGTAGTCCATATCCTCTAATCACTATTGTATTTTGATAATTTATATTTTTATTTAAACTAAATTGTATATATGTATCATCAATTTGTGAAAAATTAGATGTTCCAGATGGTTGATAATCTAAAGGATTCAATGAAAATGCATACATATTAATTCCATTTTCAGAAGAAACAAAGTTATTTAAATAGATTTGAAGATTAGTATACATTAATACATTATCAGGTTGCATTCTATTAATAGAATTTAATATAATACTTTCTTTATTAATAATACTGTCTTTAGTTATAGGATATAATGTATAATTAAATAAATCATTTGAATTAATATTTGATACTAATTGTGCAACCCAAAAAATAATTTTATTTGGATTAATGAACGGTATTTTATATGCAACATTAATTGAATAGAATGTTTGTTCTGCTATATTTTGTACCATTGGAATTAAATATTGATGTGTTTTATTTAAAAAATTAAATCTTTCTTCATTATCTAAATATATATAATTAACAAGTAAATATGCATCAATTAATGATGGTGTATTAAATCTAAAATATGATTCATCCGTAATTAAAATACTATTAGGTGTAATATTTGTTTGAAATAAAGTATCATTACCAGTTATTATATATCTAGTATCTACAGTACTTGGTATTAAAAAATCACCAACTAGTTTATTATAATAGATATATTGATTAATATTATCATAATAAATAAATTCACCAACTACAACATTTCCATTTACTGTTTGTTTAATTAATTCACCATATTTAAATAAACAAAATGGTTCTGAAATACTAATATAATTAGTTGGCGATTCAATGTAAGTATTATTAAAATCATTAAATTCTACATGTAATTTAATATCATTATGAACCATTGATATTAATGGTAATGCTAAACCCGAATCTTGACAAAACCAAAAATTTAAAGGTATATTTAAACCATAAGAAGTTTTACCATTTGAGAAAGAAGTTAATAATTCAATATTACCTATCATCTTATTATAAGCATTTACTTTACCATAATTATTAGTTAATTCATACCATATGTTTAACCAATCACCGTATTGCCGTTCAATTAAAATACCACCTATTTCTAAATCAACATAATTAATCAAAGCAAGACCTATTTTTTTTACCCATGCAAATTGTTTAACATTGGCAGGTAATGTAGTTGAACTGGATTGTATAATATCAGGTAATGTAACATAAATATATATTTGTCCTAATAAATCAGCATTTTTAGAAATATTTACAGTTACTCTTCTACTAAAATCAGGTGTTGTTTTAAAATATTGTGCAACAGTTTCAGTTGAAAAATTTGTATAACGTTTATATGCTACTTTAAAAAAAGTTATATCTGGTTGTGTTGATAAATATATATTTTCCTTTCCTACAGAAACTAATAGTAACAATCCCAGTCCCATTATATTAATGTATAAAAGAAAATATGTATTTATTTAATTTAATTAATTTTTATAGATTTAGAGTTTTTCATTTATTGATTCAGCAAGATTTGTTAAAACAGTTAAGAGATCAGATTGTTTATTTTGTGTTTTATCAAAGTAGGCTTCACGGGTATCAACAAATTTCTTAATATGATCTATGCTTAATACATTATCTTTATCGTATTCTTTAAATGTATCAAGTAAACCTACATAGTTAACAGAGTAGTTAATTGCTTTAGCAAGTTTCTTTTCGGTTTCTTCGAAATTTGTAAGAAGTTCTTCAATTTTATGGCTATCACCAGAGGTTAATGATTTTCCAGTAGATGATAATTGGCGTTTTGCTTGTTCAAAGAGTAATCTAAATAAAGGGGCATTGTATGAAATAGATGAATTACCAATAACTGCTTCTGTTTCGCCACCACCAACCATGAAGAATGAAGGGCCTGAATTTACTACTACACCAGTGTAAGGAACACCGCGTCTTACAATACCAATGCTAGGTAAGTAATTGACAAAGTATTGAGCACGTTTGCGTAAATTTGATAAGTTATTAGTAATTAGGTTAGTTGATCTGGAAAGATCAACACTAAAGTTTGATTGAACGGTAACTCTGGGGCGTACACCGTATTTAGTAACATTCCAACCAGCAAAATAAGTAGAAGCACTATCAGGGTTAAATGTATTAGCAGAACCTGTGTATGAAGGATTTAAGATAGCAGGGTTAGCATTTACTTTATCAACAACCATATCAAGGTAACCAATTAATTTTGTATTTCCAGCGATAGCGTTGTATTCAGCTAATGCTAAACCAGATGATGGTGCATTTGTTTTTTCAAATAATTTACGTTTCCATGAAGCAGTGCTTTCAAAAGCAGATAAATTTTTACCATGGACTTTAATTTTATCAAAACCAAATTTAGTTAAGGTTTTTTCAGCAACTTCAGGTAACATATCATTTACTTCATCTCTAGCAACATCCCAAAATTCAGATTTTTGCATAAATTCTTTGCATTGTTGAATATTTTCTGAGCTACCTTTTGTTAAGCATTGATTTAAGTAATCAGCGCAAACTTTACCATTAGCATTGCGGAAACCAGTTGTAACACATTTGTTATCTTGATTTTTGGAAGCATAATCAGATCCAAGTTGGACTTCAACAGGATTTCCACTGGGATCTAACATAAAGATTTTCCCGGGTTCATTGAGAGTTCTGAAATATTTATCAACTACTTCATCATTGGTTGAAAAGAAATTTGATACAGCAGATAATTGGTTAGGGCCTTCTTCTAATTGACTACGTAACCAAAATTTATTGGGTCTGAAACCAAAAACTAGTTTGTCATGATGACTGGCAGGGATAGCAGGAGGAAAAGAGTTAGCTGTAAAAATATTATTAAAGTTAGCATTGAATGTAAAATGAGCAGCATTTGACCATGAATTAATGAGTTTTTCAATTTGTGACCCAGCACTATCAGTTATAGTGGATAAATGTGCTTGGACTACTTTTTGTTGCCATTCTTTAACAGGATTGCCATAAGGATCACCTGATAAATTTTTAATAATAGTTAGTACTTCGTTTGGGTCAACATCATTTTGTTTAGTTGGAGATCTAAAATCTATATCAGATGCGCCACCTAATCTAAATTCAAGATCTTGTTTAAATTCAAACCATTGTGGATGAACAAAATCATCATTTAATCCACCTTGAATAAAATATTGGCTTAAGAAATGTCCTGATGTTTTTTTAACATTGCCACCAACAGCTGAAATAGGGTCTAATTCTAAAGTGTTATCAAGAGCATATTGTTTTTTTAAGCTATCTAAATAGAGTTTTACACGTTGATCATTTTTTAACCCAAAGAATGGGATCATTGATGAATATAGGTTATTTTCTTCAACATTATTCGACATTATAAGTATATAATATTCTAGAAAAAAAATCTTATATATTTTTTTAAATTTTTTCTAACTTAATTTAATGAAAAGTAATTTTAGTTCTCAAAATTTAATATTTTTAATTGGTGGTATTATTTTACTATATTTTATTGTAAACTATATGTTTAAAAAACCTAAACAAAACGAACAATTTATTAACAGTAATAAAATAAATGTCTATAATTTTAATACTACTTGGTGTGGTCACTCTGTTAGATTCCAACCTGTTTGGGATGAATTTAGTCGATCTGTTAAAGGCGATAAAAATATTATTGCACATGATATCAAAGGAGATGATGAAAAACATAAAAATTTAGTACAAAAATATGACGTTCAAGGTTTTCCTACTGTTATTATTGATTATGGTAATAATCATACACAATATTCTGGACCAAGAACTGTTAATGGTTTAAGAAGTGCATTAAAATTAGAATCAATTCAAACAAATGAAGTTGCTAATGATGCACCTGTACCAAAATGTGGCGCACCTGTTCAAAATAATAATGTATATATTCCAAAATTAGCTTCAACATCTAAGAAAATATATAATTTTAACACTGCATGGTGTGGATACTCTGTTAGATTTCAACCTATTTGGAATGAATTTGCTCAAACAAATAAAGATCCTAATATTGAAATTATTGACGTTAAATGCGACGATGAATCAAATAAAATACTATGTTCAAAATATGATGTACCTGGGTACCCATCAGTAGTAAAAGTATCTGGTGATTCAGTAATACACTTCAATGGTGATCGTACTGTTGAAGGATTAATGAAATTTGCTTCAGAATAAAAAATCTATATAAAATTATTACATAGCTTTTTTAATTCTTTATAAAATTCAAGTTGTTTCATCTTATTACTATCAAATCCATTATAACCTAATAATGAACCGAACCAAAATCCAGCAATTGCTCCAGTTGAATCTGAATCACCTACATGCAATGTTGAAAAAAATAAAAATGTTTCTGCATTATATTTTGGATTATCTATATCTACTTCAAATCTTTCATTCAAAAGTAAAGACATTAATAATGAATCATATGCATAAATACAAGAATCAAGACCGGATGCACCTAATAGATACCACCGTTCTTTATCTTTATTTCTAAAATATTTTGATGGAATATACTCTGATAAAGCTTCTAGTCTTTCTTTTGGATGAATAAATTCAGATTTACCTCTGAAATTTAATAAATTTTGTAAACGATCTTCTTTATATTTATACCATAATGAAAAATAACTATTAATTTCTTTATCATGTTTATTACCAATATCTGTTACATTTATATATTTTGTAATTTTTCCTGATTTTACTAATTCTAATAATTTATCTAACCAAAGCCATGAATCAACTCCATTGTAAGCATACGATGCAAATAATGCACTTACTAACCCACCTAAATAACCCATTGGTATATTATGTGTTAATCTAGATGCTATAATAGACTCTGATATTATTTTATCTATATTGTTTGAATAAAAAATACCAATTGGACCAGTACGTATTGCTGCACCATTTCCACCCATTTGATCATCAAATGGTATTTTGTCTAAATAAGTATCTGATTTCTTTTGAATAATTTTTTTTAAATAACTTATTGATTTTAAAGTTGTCATTCCAGCTACTCGTTCTTCTTTTACTAATTCATTATATATTTCAATATATCTTTTAATATAATCTATTTCTTTACCACCATCAATTAATGCTTTAATAGTTGCCATCATTAATAAAGTATCGTCACTTGATTTCCAATTTGTAATATCTATATTATTAAAACCACCTAATGCCATATAATGATTTACTATAGTAAAGTTAGCCATTATTGCTTGTACAACATTTTGTGGGTCTCTTCTATAATTAAATTCCCATTGACCATTTTTAAATCCTATTGTATCTAAATAAGAAGATAATAAAATTGCTGCTTCTATTTTTTCATTGACCATTATTAATATATATAAAAAAATCTAGAATTAAATATATGAATAATGAATTTTTAATTTATTTAGATAAGTATTTACAAAAAGATAAAATAAATAAATCAGTTTTAATTGATTCATTGAAATTTTTAAATGAAAATCAATTTAATAACAATCAACTATTAAATAATATAAAATTAAATTTAAAAAAACAATTAGGTGGTGCTGACCCAGAACTGGATCGTGCTATTGCAGAAAGTTTAGAAAATGAACAATTAAGACAAGCAATTGAATTAAGTTCAAGAGAGGAATCTAGTTTGGAAGATGAAGACTTAAGACAATCACTTTTACATTCTAATTATAGAGAATCTAGTTTAGAAGATCCAGAAATGAGAGTAGTTTGGATAGAAAGCATTAAAGATCAAATAACGAATTTAGAAAAAAGAATTTTTGAATTATCACAAAATCAAGATGAATCAATTATTGATTTAATTGCAAAAACTTTAAATGAAAAACATATTCTAGAACTAAAATTAAATTTAATAAAATCAATAAAAATATCAGATTATAGAAAGCAAACTTATACTGGAACTATTATTGAAGAAGAACCTGATGGTAACTGTTTATTTAGAGCACTAGCTAGACATGTATATGGTGATCCTGAAAAAACAGTAAATTATATTCCTACTACTGCACATTCAAATAGAAGACAAGTTAAAACAAGATTACGTGCCCATCAAATGATGAGAAAAATTATTTGTGATAATTTTTTAAGATATACGACAATGCAAGATCAAAGTGTTATACGTGCTGAATTACAACGCATGAGAATGGACAAAACTTGGGGTGGTGCTACTGAAGCTTATGTTTTTGCACACCTATTTGGTATTACAGTTGTAATATATGATACAAGAAGTGGTTATGTTGAAAGATATGTACCACACGATAGAAATCCAAATTACACTAGAGAATTACATATAATATATGAAGGTGGTAATCATTATAATACTTTAAAAATAGGCGTTTAATTAAATTAAAATAATATTATTTTAATTTAATGGCACAAGTAATTGTTGATTTTGACAAATTAAAGTTTAATTTATATGAAATCCTTGGTGTTGAAAAAAACGCTACAGAATCTAAAATTAAAAAAGCATTTAGAAACTTAATCCTAAATTTTCATCCAGATAAAAATAATGACGTTGAAGAAGATATATATTATCATATAATAACTGCAAATCAAATTCTATCAAATAAAGAATATAGAGATAAATATGATAATTTTTTGAATAAAAGTGTTAATACACACGATGATTTAAAAAGGATGTTTGATAAAACAATTAAAAATAATGCACCTGAATCAGGCAGCTTGAAAAATCATAAATTTTTTACAGATACTAAAGAAAATGCAGTTAAAGTATTTCAAAGTAAATTTATTGAATTGGATAACAAACATATGGCCTCATCAGATTTTAATGATAAAACAACAAATCGTTATGAAAAAATGGTAAAATCTAGAGATATTGAAATTAATATTCCACAAGAAAATATTAAAAATACAAAAGATTTTAATCAAAAATTCCAAGATAGAGCATCTAATGGTGGCTTTAGTGATCAATTGATACAAGTTAATGAAAATACACAATTATCAACATATAATGTTAATGATAATTATACTAGTTTAGATGTTGCATTTGATAATCTATATATTGATGGTGGTGGAATTTCTACTTCTAAATTTACAAGTTTAGATTCAGCATTTAAATTACAACCTGTTAATACAAATTATAAAGAAGCAAATATTAAAAATGCAATGGATACATACAAATCTAATACTACTGCATTATCAAATACTAAATTTACAAAAGATAAATTTGACTCATGGTAAAATTATTATTTATAAATTAAAGAAATGTTAATTTATAATTAATATTAATATGAATAATATTACATTAAATTATGGAACTGAAATTTATAATAATTTAGATGAATTAAATGGGACTAATTATGAGATAATTATAAAACCTTTAATTTATTATGATCTAACAGATATAAATAAAAAAATATTAACACCTATTTTAAATCCATCTACACAGGATGGTAATTTTAAATTAGACATAGAAGATCCAAATATTATTATAAATTCTAAAAGTGGAGAAATATCATTAAATAATTTAGAAATAAACGAATATTCATTTCATGTAATTTGGACTCTGAACAATGTTGAAACATCTTTTTTTATTAATTTTCAAATTAAACCAGAAATTTATTATTCACCAAATGAAAAATATATTAATCTTGGAGATCAAGAAACTAGTTTAGTTCCAATTTTTGATTCAAGTAAAGATTATACTATAATTTGTAATTATCCAATTTCTGAAAATGGAATACTTAATTTTTCAAATTTTAGTGTTGGTTATCATAAAATACCAGTAAAAATAAAAATTAATAATATTATTAATGAAACATTTTATAATTTATATGTTAGACCTATTTTAGAATATAATTCATATACAAATGTTGCATTAAACAATTTTAGTACTGATGAACCATATTATTTAGAAAAAGGGGGAGTATTTAATATTTCTAGTGAATATTTTATAATTGATTCAAAAAATGGTATAATATCGGGATCAGCGCCATGTGGTATATATGATATAAAAGTAACTTATACCAAAAATAATATATCAACTAGTTCTAATGTTAATATTATAATTAATCCACAAATATCATATTCTAATATGGTAATTTACTCTGATAAAATATATCAATCTAATGAACCAATATCTAATGAAGTAATAGATGGTGAATTTAGTAGTGATTTATCAATTGATTCTAAAACAGGTATAGTTACTTTTGATAAATTAGTACCAAATACTTATACTATAAATATTCAATATTCAAAAAATAAATGTATAACAAATACTAGTTTTAAAGTAGATGTTAAACCAGTTTTAATTATTCCAAAAGGACAAGATATTAAATATTCAGAAAAATTATCTAATATTAATTTCAAAGTTATCCCGAATAATGTTGAATACACATTAGAAACTACTAGAAATATTATTGGAAATGAAATTATTATAGAAGATGTAACAGATGTTGGTACTTATAGTGAAACTATTACTTTGATTATAAATAATATGGTATCTTCATATGTATATTCTTATTCTATATCACCAATAATAAATTATAAAGTTAATGATTTTATTTATAATGATAAATTTATTTCAGAACCACCTAGTGTTTATCCATTAAATGGAACATTTTATGTTTCTGATAATTTTATTATTGATAGTAAAACTGGTGTAATAAGTAGTGATAATATTTTAGATGTTGGGATTTATTCAATAGATATTCATTATAAATATCAAACATTTGATATTAGTTTCAATTATGTATTAACTGTAAAACCTTTATTAATTTATCCAGATATTAATCTAATATATTCTGATAATTTATCAGTTGGACCAACATATTTACCATTAAATGGTAAGTTCACCATCAGGGAAGTTGAAAAATTTAATGGGAGTAGTTCACAAGATCCAGACGGTAATCATTCGCAAGATCCAGACGGTAATCATTCGCAAGATCCAGACGGTAATCATTCGCAAGATCCAGACGGTAATCATTCGCAAGATCCCGATTTCCTGCGTACTTTTGATATAAATAATAGTGGTGAAATAATTGTTAATAATTTTGATGTTGGTTCATATAATTGTAATGTTTCATACGAAATTAATAATATAAAAACAACTGTTAATGTTCCAATTAATATTATTAAAAAAGAATTAAAATTAGATTTTACTTCTTATCCCAAAGAATACGATGGGACAACTAATGCTAATGTATCTTTATCAAATAATAACATAACATTTAATGCAAAATATATAGATTCAAATTGTGGTTATAAAGATATTATAATAGATAATATTTCATTACCAGCTGACTTAAATTTAAATTATTATACAACAACTTATAAATTATCTGGTTTAATTACACCAAAGATTATTGAACCTGAATTTATAGCCGAAAATAAAATCTATGACAATAATAATAATGTTAACATTAAAGTTAATATTAAAAATATAATATCATATACAGCTAAATATATTAATCATAATGTTGGTGAACAAGAAATTATAATAAATAATATAATAACTAATGGATCAAATAATTATAAATTATCAAGTGATACTTATAAAATTAAAGGCATAATAAAACCTAGAATTATAACAGTAACATTTAGTGCTGAAGATAAAATTTACGATTCTACAAATGACTGTAATATAAAAATATCAAAAATAGAAAAAGAAATTCAAGAATTTAATTTAAAATTAGATTATGAAAAAGCTAATTTTGTTAGTTCAAATATTGGTTATAATGAAATTAAAATTACCAATCCCGTAATAATTGGGTCAAATAATTATGTATTAAAAATCAATAAAATTATGGCAAATATTTATCCAAAAAAAATAGTTCTTAAAATTGTTGCAAAAGATAAAATCTATGATGGTACAAATAATGCAAATATTATATTTGATACAGATTTTAAAATAAAATCATATGATGCTAAATATAATGATAAAAATGTAGGTATTAAAAAAATAATTTCCGTAAATAATATTATTTTAGAAAATGATAATTTTATAGTTGATAATTGTATTTTATATGGAAATATATTACCTAAATTTATTGAATTTAATTTTATTGGTAAAGATAAAGATTATGATGGTTTAACTAAATGTGAAGGTGATTATAAAATAGATATAAATGAAAATGATATTGTTAATTGTTCATTTAATGCAGAATTTAAAAATATAAATGCAGGTTCAAATAAAAATATTGTTATTAATAATTTAAAATTATATGGGAAAGATTCACAAAATTATAAAATTAGTTCTATAAATACTAATAAACCATCAATAAATATAGTTTCATTAAATCTTATATTTACAGCAATTGATAAAATGTATGATAAAACATTAACAGCATATGTTAAATCTAATATTAATGTTATTTCATATAATGCACAATATGAAGACTCCAATGTAGGAATTAATAAAAATATAAAAATTACTGATATTAAATTAGATAGCGATCAATCAATTAATTATCATGTAAATGATGCATTTTGTTTAGGTAATATAAATCCTTGTGAATTAACTATAATTAGTAATAATAATAGAAAAGAATATGATGGTACACCAAACATAAATATTAATATAAATCATATAAAAGGAATATATCATGATGATATTGTTTATATTGAATCTTATGATGCAGAATTTGAAGATTCTAATATTAGTAATGATAAAATAATAAATGTTTATAATATTAATTTACAAGGCGAAACAGCGTCAAATTATATATGTCACAATACAAAATTAACAGGTACTATTTTACCAAAAAAAATAGTAATACCATTTGAAGCTGAAGATATATATTATGGTATTAATGAGCCAATTATAAAAAAAAATGATTATAATATTAAATCATTTGATTCTAAATACTTAGACCTAAATGTGGGTGTTCAATCAATATTAATATCAAATATTAAAATAGATAATTATTTAGTAGATGATTGTACTATATTTGGTAATATTTTACCTAAAATGATAGAATTAAAATTTCTTGCAGAAGATAAAGTATACGATGGAAATGATAAAGTGAAAATATTTATTGAATCTGAATTTAACATTAGCTTTGATTCTAAATTTGAAAATATAAATATAGGATATAATAAAGTATTAATTAGTAATATAAAAATTAATGATGCTAACTATATAACACCTGATTCTATAGAAACATTTGCAAATATTTACCCAAAAGAATTATTTATTAATCCAACTATTAGTAAAATATACGATGGGAGTAATTTATTAGAACAATTTGAATATTTAGCTACGTATAGTAGTCCTTGCGTTGGTAAAAATATTCCTGTTAAAATATCAAATATAATAACAAAAGATAAAAATTATATTATTAAAGATTTTGAAACAACTGGAATTATTGAACCAAAAATTATTGTTCCAGAATTTATTATAAAAGATAAAGTTTACGATGGTACTAATAAAGTAATTAATATTGAATTTAATATCAATGTTATTTCCTATGTAGCTACTTTTGATAGTCCTAATATTGGTAATAATATAGTTATTATTGAAAATATTAAATTAAAAGATACTAATTATAAAGTAGATAATATTGTAACAACTGCAAATATATTACCAAAACTAGTAGAATTAGATTTTGTTATAAAATCTAAAGAATACGATGGAAATAATATTGCAACAATCGAATCATATAATTGTAATGATAATATCAAAATATTATCATATGTTGCATTATATGATAGTATAAATATTGGTAAAAATACAGTAGTGATATCAGATATTGTAATAGATAATAATAATTACATTACAAAAACATATATAACAACAGGAAATATAAAACCTAAATTATTAGAAATTAGTTTCACAAATTTAGATAAATATTATGATAAAACAGTTAATACTAATATTATAGTTGAATCAGTTAGTGATAATATGAAAATAGAATCATTTAGTTCAAAATATAGTAAATCAAATGTTGGTAAAAATATAGAAATAATTATTAATAATATAGTTATATCTGGTATAAATAATTATATTGTCAAAGATTATATATTATACGGTAATATTTTACCAAAATGTATTGACTGTGAATTTAAATATAATAATAATTTATTAATTGGAACACTAAATGGTCTCGAAATGCATGATAATGTTTGGATTGAAAATTATATTTCATTTCAAAAAAATAATGAAAAATATGTTCAAAATATTGTATTAAGCGGTGAAGATAAAAATAATTATGTATTAAATAATAATATTTATAAAATAATATCTACTGTTTAATAATGCAAAACGGAGGATTTCCACCTATTAAATTAAATAAACTTGAATCCAATGAAAAAAATATTAATAATAAAGAAAGATTATTTTCTTCTACACTTCAATCAAATATAAATATTAGACAAATTTTATTAAATAACCAAAATAAAAAATTAATTCAAGAAACAAAAGTCGAAGATAAATTAGAAATAGTAACTTCTATTTAGATATATAAATTATTTCAAAAAAAATGTTAAGAAATTTTAAAATTTATTTCTAATGCATTATATACATGCCCGTTGGTAATACAAACACCTATGGTAATGATAATAACTCTGATAATCATTCTGATGATCATTCTCATGATAATAACTCTAGCAACAATTCTAGCAACAACAATAATTCTAGCAATAACAATAATTCTAGCAATAACAATTCTAGCAATAACTCTAGCAACAACAATAATTCTAGCAATAACTCTAGCAGCAATAACAATTCTAGCAATAACTCTAGCAACAACAATAATTCTAGCAATAACTCTAGCAGCAATAACAATTCTAGCAATAACTCTAGCAACAACAATAATTCTAGCAATAACTCTAGCAATAACTCTAGCAGCAATAACAATTCTAGTACAGAAGAAACTGAACTAGATATAATTACTACTTTTACTTTAAATCAAACTATAACAGAACCAGGTATTAATATTGTTAAACAACAAGGTACTACTGATTATGGCGAGGAAATTACAAATGTAACATTTGCTGGTCAATCTAGTAATTTACAAATTAATGAAACTTTAAAAGGTGAAGTAGAATCATATGTTGATGATGAAGGTACACTACCTAATAAAGCATTATTAGATCAAATTAAATTATATGCTAGTGAAATTAAATGTAGTGATTTCCATGGTAAAGGAACAATTGATGATTATACAGTTTTATTCCAAGCTGCAGCAAATATTGCAAATGAATCTACCCAAATGCAATTAGATGTTGAATTAGATGGGTTTAATCAATTTGCACAAGCTGCAGATGATTTAAGTTCTTTATTCACTAGTTTTATTGTAAAGTTACAAAATGTAAGTATTATAAATGATACTGCCTTCTTAACAGCTATTGTAAATGCATTAGCTAAGATTGTTAATCTTTCAAATGTATTTGGTAAATTTAAAGAAACAATTCTTGCTACTTCAACAGTAGAAATACCTAAATCTGCACATGATACTAAAGTAATATTACAAGGAGTAATGGATGAAATAAATTGTGCAATGCAATACATTACATACTTTGTTGCACCTACCGGTACAGTACCAGTTGATGGAGAATTATCTGCTACAGATAAAAATATAATTAGTTCAGCAGTTAATACAATTGATACTTGGAATACATTATGTGAACAAGGTGTTACGATAGCATTAACTAATAGTCCTGACGTTCAATATATAAATCAAGCTAATAATGAACTTAAAACAAAAACAGCAACATTAAATAATTTAACATCTGCTTTAAGAACAAAATTTGCATTTTATAATATTACAAAATAAATAAATATTATTATTATATAATAATAATATTTAATCTAAAAAAACAGCCCACGACGAGAATTGAACTCGTGACCTCCAGTTAACTTGATTCTTTTACAAGACTGGTGCTCTACCACTAAGCTACATGGGCATATTATACATAATAATTATATCTTTAAATCAAAATTTCATTCTACACAATGGACATTCTAGCTTACATTCTAAACAACTATCAATACAAGTAGTGTGAAATTGATGATTACAGTTCAATGATGTAATAGTATCATCTATTTCAGCTCTTAAATGTGACAAACAAATTGGACAAGCATCATCTTTAATATTATCATCGATTACAATTGTTCTAACTAATTCAACTCTTTCTTCAAGTTCTTCACCGGACAGTTCATCATTTAGATTTCCTATAAAATCATCATAAAAATCATTATCAATATTTTGAATAAAATTATTATTTGTATGATTAATTATTATTACTCGTCGTGGTGGACTAATCAAACTAAAATATGAAGGTATGGTATTATCGTCAACTGGTAGATTATCAATAAGTTGCCTTATTTGATTAATACGTTCAGTTAATTGTTGAGGATACGCATCTATATTATATTGACTTAATGTTTCACTTAAATTTTGTATTAGTTGAAAACATTCTCTATTTAATGGATCAGTTGATATAACAATGCGTGATAGACTATTATTATCAATACCTATGATTTCAGCTGTATTTCGAAGCTCATAAGGTATATTTGTAGTAACATTTGCAAATTGTGTAATTGTATTTACAAATGTATTATTTATTGGTGTATTAATAATCGTGTTTCTTTGAAAAGCCATACATTATTAATAATTAATATAGTTGAAATATTTTCAATTTTTATCGCTCAATAGAATTTTTATATAAGGATAAATTAAATACTAGTTTGTTTGTTGATTATACTTCTTCAGGTAGTGTAAAAGTATACTCAGCAAATAAACCAGTTTCTAGTTCTGCCAACTTCATTCGTAGAGGATAAGAGAACTTTCCTTCACAAAAATCAAGCATCACTTGATATGTGTTCAATTCACGTTCCTCATTTGCCTTTGCAATTGCAATAAGACGTTTCTCTTCAAATGCCTTCTTTGCTGCTTCACGTTGAGCTTTCACCTCTTCAAGTGAAGCTTGTGATGCAGCAATAACAGTTTCAGCAAATGATTCCAACATAGTATGTGAGTAACCTGACATCATCACAATTCCATGATCTGAAGGCTCAGCTGGGCTATCTGAATTAGCACCATTAAGATTCCAGAAACAAACCAATGGCATCTTTCGATTAATTGAAGCAAACTTCTGTTTGCAATAATCACCTGCAGTAATACCAGTTGTAGTATTTGCAATCTGATCAAATTGACAATCTGATAGAAATACAATCATGTCCAATGATTCAACATCAGATACATTACGACACATTTCTGCGATCAAATCAATAGTTGCCTTTACATTAGTATTTGAAATAATTGAGTTTCTGTTAAAGTGTTGGATGTAATCATATAGACGTGGATTCCCTCCATTCATATTTGACAAATCCCAAACTTGCGGGCTTCCAGAAAATGAAACACACTTATGACGAAATGCTGGACCGGCATTGGATGCACAAAGTGCTACCAAACCAGTACCAACGTTAATAGGTATTCCATTCATTGATCCTGAAGTATCAAGCACATACAATACCCGAAGTGTTGCAAGTGCTTTCAACTTACTTTGCATTGCTTGAAATTGAGTTTCAATCATAACATTTGGACCACTTTCTCTGCTATATTGACTAACCAACGCTTCAATAGTCACGGTATCACCACCATGTACTTTAGGAGCAGTTGATTCATACTTTTCATCAGCTTCCTGAATTTGGAGAGCAAGTTGTTGTCTTTGTTCATCGGTCTCACAAGGTGACATTTTGTTCATAAGTTCATCCATTTTCTTGCGATGTGCTTGAAATGCCTCTTGTGCAGAAAGAGCATGGGCTGCTACATTCAATGCGCACTGAATACGCTTTGGATTTTCTGAACGTTGAACATCACCCTTTTTACTTCTTAGCGAAGCTTTATTCTCAAGTGCACGTTGATTTCTCTGGCGTGCAACCCCTGGAATCTTTTGAGGATCAATTTCATCTGCCATGTCTTGACACAAAAATCTTTCCAACATAGGAATCTTAGATCTTAGAGTTCCAAGATAAATACGTGATGACTTTAGTACACGATGCCACTTGTGATTCAATGGACTAGCTTCAGTAACAGGTTTCCCCTGAAATGTTAGATCTTGGGTAATATGTGGAAATAGTGCACGACCATATTCCACAGCTCTCACAAGATTTCCATTTTGGGTAGGAAACCATTTTGAACACATAGTCAGTGCATGTCTTCCTTCAACTTCAGCTTTAATTTGATCAATAAATAGATTCCTGATAATTGTCTTTGTAGAAACAATAAATTCACTTGAAAAAGTACTTGGCTTATCTAGGTTATCACAAATATCTGTAAGATCCTTCCAACGTCCATGATGAGTAGCAACCAACGATAGTATCATCTTAGTTACATTTTCATCATTAATAATTGGAAGAATAGTTAGTAATGCAGTAAAAAATTCAGAACGACGACCGTGTCCGCCATTCCGAATATCACGCATCCTCAATGCGAGTGTTAAAATATGAACTACTCTTTGTGTTCTTTCATTCAAGTCTTCCAGTGAAAGTGCTTCTGAAAGTGCTTGTCTATATAGTTCAATAATACGGTTTTCTGGAGATCCTTTCATCAAGGACCAGATTCCGTTAAAAATACTTCTTTTATCGGTATCAACCGACTTATTACCATTTGCTGTCTTTGTAAAAAACTCCATTATCTTAATGTAACTTTAATTTATGATATTTTTTTCAATTTTTATTATTTTTAAAAATTCTAGTAGATGGGTTTAGAATATTCTAACACATTTATTCGTTCTAACAGACAATTCTTAGTAGATGAGTTTAGAATATTCTAATATATCGGTACAATTCGTTCATAACAGACAATTCTAGTAGAAATATAAATAAAATTTATTAAAACCTACAAGGTTTCAATATAAAATAATGCGTGTGGTTTTTACTAATTGGGAAAAGAAACAATAAAAGTGTTTTTTATTATTTTTGCTGAATCCAATTGATGCGTGTGTGGTTTTTACTAATTGGGAGTTTGGCATTTATAGACAGCATCTATAAATAAGAAATTTATTTATTTCTTTTTGCTGAATCCAATAATGCGTTTGTTTTTTACTAATTGGGGTTTAACATTTATAGAAGAATCTATAAAAAGAATATTTATTCTTTATTTGCTGAATCCAATTGATGCGTTGGGGGTTTTACTAATTGGGATGAGAAACAATAAAAGTGTTTTATTATTTTTTGCTGTATCCAATTTATAATTTGGTTGCTGTGGGGTTCGAACCCACGAAGCATATGCACGAGAGCTTAAGTCTCGCCCCTTTGACCACTCGGGAAAACAACCTTATATATAATAGATATTGATTCAAGATAATTATTTATCAATTTTTTTCAAATGTTTTTGATAGTTCATCATTAAACTTGTTCATATCAATACCTAATTCTTTTTCAAAAAGGTTATTAAGTTCATTTGAATCATTGGTTTGTCCTAATTTATTAAATAGACCCATAAGTTTATTCATATCAGGTCCACCTTCACCTCCCATCATACCCATCAAATTACCCATATCTGGCATACCTTGAGAGTTACCAATTACACCTAATGAATCCATAGTTTTCAATAAAGATGTTACATTCATTGAACTTTCTGGTTCTTTAGTTTGTTCACCTTGTGGCACAATTGATGTAGAGAAATTTTCATCAATAATAACTTTCTCACTAGTATCTTCAGCCTTAGCACCGCCTAATTGTTTGGATAACATACCAACCATATTACCTACATTTTCCATTCCTGGTAATTGAGTCATATTTTTTAATAAATCATCTAAGTTAATGTCTCCTTGTTCAATCTTATCTTTATATTTTTCAGTGATTATTTGACTGATTTCCATAATATTACCAAATGGATTAGAATTTGGTGTACTTAATGTTTTTTCAAAACTACCAAATATATCATTTATCATTTCATTTGTTTGATCATTAAGATTATCTGTATTTAAAATTTTATTAAGACTTTCTTTTGGATTTACTACATTGTTAAAACTACTTTGGTCAATTGTACTTAATTTTTCAACACGATCTAATAGTTGTTTATTATTAGGATCACTGGAAAGTAAATATTTATTATATACTAATAATAATGATTGTAGATCTTTCCATAAAATTAATTTGATTGTTTCTTCTTGATTATTAAATATTTTTTTTAAAGACATTTCAGTTCCAAAAAGACTAGATGAAATTTTTAATGTATCTTTTTCTTTATGCGAAAAAAGTTTAATCTTGTTTTTGATAAAATAATTTAAATTAGTAGTTGAACTAATTGATGTATTAAATTTACTAATACGATTAAGTTTTTGATCATCACTTTCATTTGAAATATTTGCAAGTACAGTATTATCAGGGCATATTTGATTTACATGAGTAATAAATTCACCAAATTTATTAATGATATCTTGAGTATTCATTATATTATAAATATAAAAACTCTTTAAATATTAATAATATAATTTATTCTTCAGTACTAATAACTTCTGAATCAGATTCGTATTCAATATTATTTTCAATGCGCCTCTTTTTTTTTATATCATTATATCTCCAAAATAATAAACCACCTATTAAAAGAAAACCAAATATAATTTTATAATTTTTTTTTGTAAACCCTATTAGTGTTGTCTTTACTTTAGATTCAAATGTTACTTTATTATTTTGATCATCAATAATTTTTTTTACTAATTTTGACTCAACTAGTTTAGGTTTATCATATGATTCTGATAAAAATGATGTCATATATAATTAATATATAAAAAAGTTTTATATATTAATTAATATCTTATATATATTAATAGTATGTATAAAAAGATAGTTATAACTGTGTTTTGTTTAATAATGCTTTTTATGATAATAAATAACAAGAATAATAATATTTTACCTAATAATTATTTTTTTAATCCGTTAACCAGTTATAATAATTTATTAGAATATATAAATTTAATAAATAAAAATAATAAATTAACTGAATTTGATAATAAAATACCTATATATTTAAAACCACGTAATCATATTCCAGTTGCCAATTATTACGAAGTAATTAAGAATGCATATGATTATTCCGATTATCATTTTGTTTTATATTGGATAAATTTTGATGAAGCTACTGTTATTATTAGAAGATTAGATGATTATAAGATTGACAAACAATTTGAACTTAAAGTATATGATATTAATAAATCTGATTATGAAACTATATATTTTAAACCAGTTAATTCAAATGAAATAATAACAAATATTAAATTTAAAATCCAATTAGAAAAAGTAGAAATAAATAACTTACAAAAAATTCCTAAAATTATAATACAAACAGCTAAAAGTTCAGAATGTAACCTCGCTTCATATAATGCAGTAATGACTTTTATTGATTTAAATCCAGAATATGAATATATGTTTTTTGATGATGCTGCATGTTATAATTTTATCGAAACAAATTTTGACAAAACTGTAATAGATGCATATAATAAATTAAAACCAACTGCTTACAGAGCTGATCTTTTTAGATATTGTGTTTTATATAAATCAGGAGGCTGTTACTTTGATATTAAACAAATAAATAGAGTACCTATTAGAGATATAATTAATAAAAACAGCGATTTAATCTTATGTAGAGATTTGAAACCTAATGCATTTTATAATGCTATCATGTTATGTACACCTAATAATAAAGATATTAGTAATCTTATAGATGCAGTTATTAAAAATGTAGACAATAATTACTATGGTACATGTCCATTATGCCCAACCGGTCCTTGTTTATGTTATAATATAATACCACACCATAAAACAGATCTTGTAAATAGATTTGATATTATTTTCTATTCTCATTACCGTGCTAGACACAAGGGAAATATATATAGTGAAAAATTAAAAAAAATTATTTGTAATACAGCATATAAAGGTTATTATAAGAAAAATCTTAATAATTATCATAAAGAATGGATGAATAGTCAAGTTTATAAATAAATTAATAAGAAATAATATAAGGTATAGGATGTTTTATTAGTTGGTTATTATACTCTATTCTAACCTCACATAAATCACCATCTAATTCCAACATTTCTGAAGCAAACTGAGTTTTTAAATTTATAAGTAAAATTAAAAACTCATCAATATTAGTCCAAATGTCAGAAGGTTTGTTTATTTCATAACCAAATTAGTCCAAATGTCAGAAGGTTTATTTATTTCATAACCAAGTATAAAATGTCCTTTATCAGTTGGATAAACTTTTATTTTCAAAGTAATCATTAATTTCACAAATTAAGTGACAATCATTAATATCTTCTTTTTTCCATTTTTTAATATTTATAATTTTAGTAATTAGCATTTCTTTATCAATATTAAATATACGTAGTGCTTCATCACACGATATTGGCAACCCAAAGTATACCGGCATAATTATTCCTGATTATTTTATGAATAATTTATTTTCATTTTTCTAATTTCATCTACTAGAATAAAAATTGATATATTTATATATAGTTTATTTAAATGTATTTATATGTCAAATATAGATACTACTAACATGTCTCCCAAACAAGTAATGGCATTATTTAAAAAAATGGATTCTGAATGGAATACAGTAACTAATGAAAAATCATATCAAAAAAGAGCTGAAAAAAAATATGAGAAAAAACAAGAAGAATTAAAAGAACAACAAAAAATAGAAGAAAATAGAAAAAGAGCAGAATTGAAAGCAAAAGAAGATGAATTAAAATTACGTGAAGAACAAATTAAAATATGGGAAGATATTAAGTTAAGGCAAACAATTAAGTTAAAAAATGAACTTAAATTAAGAGAAGATCAACTTAAAATGCGCGAAGATCAGCTTAAAATGCAAGGAGATCAGCTTCAACTATCAAATGAAATTAGATTAAGAGAACTACGTGATATTAAAGTAAAAGAAGAACATCTTAAATTAACAAATGAAATTAGATTAAGAGAACTACGTGATATTAAAGTAAGAGAAGAACAACTTAAATTATCAAATGAAATTAAATTGTATCAAGAAAATCAATTTATATTACGGTATAAAGATCAACTTCGATCATATAATGAAGCTCAACTTAAATTACACAATAAAAATCAACAAGTAAATGAATGGAACATGTGGACAAGTCCATTAATATTTACACCTACTAATATTTAGTGAATTATAATTATTTTTTATAGACATAAAAAATAATTATCTTTAAGTTTATAATGGAATTCGGTAACAAGCTTCCCATAAATTATAAACTTAAAAAATTAAAAGCACCAGTTTATTTATTAAGTATCTATGATGATAAAACATTTTATAAAGTTATTAAAGTAGCATGTAATAATGAAGATCATATAACTGAATATGAAAATTATAAAGTATTATTAAAAGATACGACTAAATATAATGTTGAAAATTTTTATGATTATATTATTTTTGAAAATATAGATATTAGAGATAACATTGATCTATCAATAGATGGTCTAACCATTAATATACCATTGTATAGTATTATTGATAAAAAAGAATATATTGATATAATTAACTCAAAGAATTTAGATATTAATTTATATATATTAATCGGTGATTATTTTCCAAATAATAAAACACTTGATAAATATATTTTAAATTTACCACCGGAAAATGTCATTAATATTATTAATAAAGTATTTATCAATTTAGATAATGTTACAAAAGAAACTAATTTTAGACATGGAGATTTTAAGGGTGATAATATTTTAATTCGTGAAAACGATATTCCATCATTATTTGATTTAGAATTTTCTTTATTTATTGAAGATGATAAATATATAGAAGTAACTGCATATGATGAACCAACTGTCAATCTATATTTAAATTTAAAAGATGGTGAAAAAATATATGGTTCTTTCTTAAAAATATTTGATATATATTTGTTAGTATTAAGTATAGTATATAAATATAACACTGAGAGAAAAGTATTAGTTTATTTAAGAGATTATATGAATAATAATATTGATAAATTAGTAGATTTATGTGATAGTGTATATATTTTTTGGATAATATATATTAATATTATTTTATATCTACCAACTGAATTTAATGATGAAAAATTTATTTATTATGCAAATTATAAAAATATTAAATATATTCTATTAAATCCAGGTGCACAAATTGAAATTATTAATAAAGAATTATTAAAAAATCAAAAAATTATTGATTCTATTGATTTTATAAAAAAAAATTTAGAATAAACATATAAATATAATTTATATATTATATATAATGATTGAGTTAAATAAATTATTATATACAATATATTTAAAATCACCAGTAAATTTATTTACTGAATTTTTAGTAGAATGTCAAAAGTCATATGCAAAGCCAGCACATACTTTATTAGAACTGAAACAAAGAAATAATAATAAAATTAAAGGTGACATATTTGAAGAATTTTGTGTTTTATATTTATTAAATATAAAAAAATATGACAAAGTATGGTTACTAAAAGATACCCCTGAAGATATTTTAACTAAATTAAATTTAAAAAGAAGAGATATGGGCATCGATATTATAGTTGAAAATAAAGAATTTTATTATGCTGTTCAATGTAAATATAAAAAACATAATACTATGAAAAAAAATGTTTTATCATGGAAAGTATTATCTACGTTCTATGCATTATGTCTGAAAGCCGGACCTTTTGAAAAATATATTGTAATGACTAATTGCGATTATGTTAGACATGCAGTAACTAAAAATGAAAAAGATATATCTATCTGTTTAAAATCTTTTGAAAATATTACTAAAGATGAATGGTTAACTATGTGTGATGTAACTGGGAAAACTATTAGTCAAAATATTTCAAGTATGTGTGATGAAAATATTCCAAGTATGTGTGATATAGTAGAAAATACAATTAGTCAACCAGATGATATAGTTAAAGATACTAAACTTACATTAGAAAATTTACGTAATAAAAGATTAGCTTTTTATGATAAAAAAATTTAGTAAAAATTTTATATATAGCGCTCTCTCTCTCTCCCTATAAAAAGTGGATATCCATTTTTCCACTTTAATAATTCATTTAAGAATAATATTATATAGTATAGTTATATAGATAATAAATGGATAATAAAGTGGAATTTCAATGCGAAATATGTAATAAAAATTATTCTAGTTATAAAAGCTTATGGAATCACAACAACAAGTTTCATAATATAAATGTTAAAAATGTTAAAGAAGATGTTAAAAATGTTAAAGAAAATGTTAAAGAAAATCTTAGATCTTTAACTTGTGAATATTGTAAAAAAGTTTTTAATAATAGACCTGCTAAGTCTATACATAAAAAGAAATGTAATAAAATAGAAAATAATAAAATTCAAATATTAGAAGAACAAAATAAACAATTTGCACAAACAATTAATGAATTAAAAGCACAAGTTGCAATGATTCTAAAAGATGATGAACAAAATAAATTAAAAGAATTAAATAAACTTATTAAACAATTTGAAAATCAATTAATTAATACACCAATTAATAATAATTTAATAGATATTATTTCTAATAAAAATAAAAAGATAGAAGAATTAATGAATAATCAAGAATTAGATAAATTAAAGACTAATCAACAAAGTATATCACAACAATCATTAATATTAAATAATATAGTTATTACATCAAGAAGTATTGATAATTATATTAATGCTACACAACTATGTCAAGCAGGTGGTAAAAAATTTAATCATTGGTATTCTTTAGATAATACAAAACAATTAATCAATGAATTATCTAATGATACTGGAATTAATGATTTAGATTATAAACTGAATAAGGTTACCGATACCGAGATCACGGTATCGGGTGCTCATTCATTAATTCAAATAAATAAAGGTGGTAATAATAAAAATAATCAAGAAACATGGATACATCCAGATTTAGCTATACAATTAGCTCAATGGCTTTCACCTAAATTTGCAATACAAGTTAGTAAATGGATACGTCATTTGTTTACAAATGGTACAGTTGAAATAAATTTACAATTAGTTAATGATAACAAAGTGAAAGAAAAAGAAATAGAATTATTAAAAAATACTTATATAAAACAACAAAAACGTAAAAATTTCCCTCAAAAAAATGTAATTTATATGTTAACAACAGAGGATAACAAAAAAAAACGTATTTATATCATAGGAAAAGCAATTAATTTAAAACAACGGTTAAGTAGTTATAATAAAACAAGTGAACATGAAGTTGTTTATTATAAAAATTGTAATAGTGAAAAAGAAATGACTGCTATTGAGACATTAATATTGAATAAATTAAAACCATATCAAGAAAAAGCAAATAGAGACCGTTTTATATTACCAATAGAAAATGATATTTTATTATTTACAAATATTATAGATAATTGTATTCAATTTTTTGAATAGTTAATTTATTTTTTAAATAAAAAGAAATTGGAAATGTTAAATGATATGGAATTATATGAAAAAGAATATAACGATGATTTATCAATTTAGAAAATAATATGTATATTATTTTATATATGAATTATTATTTAAAATATTTAAAATATAAACAGAAATATGTTAATCTACAGAAACAGACTGGCGGTGGTAAAGAAACTGCTAAAAAATTATTCCTAACTCATTACGAATCTAGTAAAGATATTTTACAAAAAGATTTTGAAAGAGGAATATTAAAAAATATTTCGGAACCTGAAGGTATATTTGAAGAAATTTTTAACATAGTTGGAAATGACACTAAAAACATAGATTGGATTATTAAAAGCTATATTGTTAATAAAACATTTGGTAATCCAAGTTCACTTGAAAATTATGGTAGGTTTAAAACTAGTATTGAAGAGTATAATAAATTATCTAACAATAAAAAAATGGTTGAAGAGTATAATAAATCATCTAATAAAATGGTTACTGATTTTAGATTAATTAATAATATTAATGGCTTGATTGAATTAGAAAAATTTATTGAGTCTAATACTGATATATTACATCAAATTGATGAAAAGAATAAAAGAAAGCATAAGAAAAGAGAAGAACAAAAAGGTATAAGAGAAGAAGGTGAAAATGATGCTGAAATAATACTTGATACAGAAAATGTAATTGTATATAGACCAACAACTGAAGCTGGTTCAAAATTCTATGGTAGAAATACTAGATGGTGTACTGCAGCAAGAGACGAATGTATGTTTAATTATTATTATAATCAAGGTGATTTATATATTATTCAATCAAAGTTAGATCCAAAAACTAAATTTCAATTACACATTAAAACTGATTCGTTAATGGACTCAAAGGATGAACCAGTCAAAATTCAAGATATTTATGACATATTTCACAATGAAAAACTTGAAGAATGGTTTAAAGAAATTATTTATAAGTATTTAACGTGGGTGTATTATAATGTAAGTAATTCTAAAAATGAAATTATAATTGACCGTAAAATAGCATGTCAGATTGATCTATCTGATCTTTTTGAAAGTCTATATCTATTTGAGACAACATTATATATTGATATTGTATGTAATGAAGTACTTAATTATTTACCCAAATCTATTAAGAATTTAATTTTTAATGGTAAATTTAATCAATCAATAGAAGCATTAGCAGGATTAACTAACTTGCAAAGTTTAACTTTTAGTACACATTTTAATCAATCAATAGAAGCATTAGCAGGTTTAACTAATTTAAAAAGTTTAATTTTTAGTTCTTATTTTAATAAACCTATAGGACCATTAGCAGGATTAACTAACTTAGAAATTTTAACTTTTGGTAGTGAGTTTAATCAAAATATAGGAACATTAGCAGGATTAACTAACTTAGAAATTTTAACTTTTGGTACACAATTTAATCTATCAATAGAACAATTAGCAGGGTTAACTAACTTAAAAAGTTTAACTTTTGGATTTATGTTTGAACAAGATATAAAACCATTAGCTGGATTAACTCAATTAAAAAGTTTAAAATTTGGATCTGAATTTAACCAAGATATAAAACCATTAGCAGGATTAACTAACTTGCAAAGTTTAACTTTAGGTAATATATTTAATAAAAGTATAGAATCTTTAGCAGGGTTATCTAACTTACACATTTTAATATTTGGTAATGTATTTAATCAAAAAATAAAACCATTAGTAGGATTAACTAACTTGCAAAGTTTAACTTTTGGTAATGATTTTAATCAAAATATAAAACCATTAGTAGGATTAACTAACTTGCAAAGTTTAACTTTTGGTAATGATTTTAATCAAAATATAAAACCATTAGTAGGATTAACTAACTTGCAAAGTTTAACTTTTGGTAATGGTTTTAATCAAGATATAAGACCATTAGCTGGATTAACTAATTTACAGACTTTAATTTTTGGTGAAAGGTTTAATCAAGATTTAACACCATTATCAAGACTAAATAATTTACAAAATTTAACTATTCCTTATTATTTAAATCAAGATCCATTGATAGAATTACTTAATTTAAAAATTAAATATATAAATAGAGATTCTTTTTGGTAAATAAAAAGTTGATATCATTTAAAATTAAATTATGTTAATAAATAATGGATAATAAAAAAAGAAAAAATATTGAGCCTACCGTTGTGCCTTTACAAAATCCTAGTAAAAAAATAAAAATAACAAATATGATAGCACCATCCCGTCTAAAAAATTACATTTTAAATGATCCGTTAATTGACTATCTAGAATATTATAAAATTAACAATATAACAGATGAACCTAGACGTAAACGGGCAAATTCAATTGCAAACGATGAATTTGAAGAATTTATAAAAGTAAAAGGAGTTGATTTCGAAAAAAAAGTAATGACTAAATATCCAAATGCTTTCCATACAGTTGAGGGTCCTATTTCATTGACTTCATTCAATGAAACTGTAAAAGCATTAAAAAATAATATACCTATTATTTATCAGGGGGTGTTATATGATGTTGAAAATAGTACATATGGTTGTGCAGATTTAATAATAAGAGGTGATTATTTGAATTTAATGTATAATCAAATTGTTGAACCTAATTTTTACTATATTGTAGATATAAAATATTCTACTGTTAAATTATCTTCAGATCAAAAATATATTCTGAATTCAGATTTTGTACCAGTTTATAAATCACAAATATGGATTTACACAAATGCTCTTAATAAGATTTTAGATCAGAATGTAACAAAAGGCTTTATATTAGGGAAACAATATCAATGGACTGTTTCAACTATTAAAAATAGTTACAATAATGAAAATTTTGATAGAATAGCAGAAGTAGATTTCGAAGGAGTTGATAAAAAATATAAACAATTGGTGATTGATGCAGTTAAATGGGTTTTAAAATTAAGATCAGAAGGTATACAATGGAGGTTATTACCAAAACCATCTGTTCCAGAATTATATCCAAATATGTCTAATAATAGAGATGGAAAATGGAGAGGATTAAAAAAACAGTTAGCTAATGAAATTAAAGAATTAACCAATATTGTTTACGTTACACATGAACATAGAGCTAATGCATTCAAACATAATATTTTTTCATATGATAATGAATTATGTAATTCTAATATTTTAGGTATTAAAGGTGACCGTGGAGTATTAATTGATAAAATTTTAAATATTAATAATAGCGAAGATTCTATTAATCCAATTCTAATAACTACAACAATAAATAATTGGAGAAAATCAGAAGAACAACAAATGGAATTCTATCTAGATTATGAGACTGTTAATGATTTTGAAAGCAACAACTTTATATTTATGATAGGTGTTGGATATAAAATAAATAATTGGTTATTTAAATGTTTCATTACAAAAAATAAAGAATTAGATTCACAAAAAGATATGTATAATAATTTTTGGGAATATATAAATCAAATATTAAGAGAACATAATAAATTAGAAGCTGTATTTATTCATTGGACAAGTGCGGAACCATCATTTTATAATAAATTTCAAAAACTGTTTAATTTACCAATTAAAAAATTTATGGATTTAAATAAAGTATTTCTAGCCGAACCAATCGTAATACGTGGAGCATTTAATTATTCATTAAAAACAATTGCTAAATGTATGTTCAATCATGGTTTAATTAAAACCATATGGCCTGATGAATCATCATGTAATAATGGTCAAGATGCATTGGTTTTAGCCAATAAATTATATATTGAATCCAATAAAGATTTAGAATTAACTGATATGAATGATATTGTCTACTATAATGAAATAGATTGTAAAGTATTATGTGATATACTTGAATATTTAAGATTAAATCATTAATAAAAAAAAAATATTTATAAAAAAGTTTAAACTTTTTTATAAATCATATAAGAATATAATATCTATATAATAGTATATACATTTTAAAGTTTAATGGAATTTAAATGCAATACATGTAATAAATTATACAAATCATACCAAAGCTTATGGAATCACAACAAAAAATTTCATAATAATTCTGAGGTAGTCGGTGGTACTTATGACAAAAAATGTGGTACTTCTGAGGTAGTTAGTGGTACTTTTGGCAAAAATTGTACTAGCAAATCTTATAGTTGTTCAAAATGTAATAAAAAATTTAATGATAGAAGTAATAAATCAAAACATCAAAAGATCTGTAAAAAACAAATTGTAGAATCAAAAAAGTTATTTATAAATAATCAAAGTAATACTCAAAATAACATTCAAAATAATATTCAGAATAATATAAATAATAATCAAAAAAATATAATAATAAATCAAATAGGTAGAGAACCACTTAGTTCTTTACAAATTAAAGATATATTAAAAATAGTAAATGATGGTTATAACATGCCTATTTCATGTATAAAAAAATTAAATTTTAGTAATGAATTACCAGAAAATCATTCATTTTGTACAACAACATTGGAAGGAAAACATTTTACTAGAATAAATCACAAGACACAGAAACCAGAAAAAATTAATAAGGTTGATTTTATTAATGAAATACTAGAAAGTTCATTGAGATTTATTAATAATATATCTTTAATGATTGAATTTGATGAAGATTTTAATAAAAAAATTCCAGAAGATTTTCAAAATAAAATAAAAGAGATTATGGATAATCAACATAAATTCCACGAATATAGAAATAAGCGAGCTTTCTTTAATAGTATAAATGATATGAGTTATAATTTTAAAGATTTAATTTTAGATACATGGAAATTAATACAACCACGTGAAAATGAACCAATATGTGATGAAAATTCAGATGAATTGCTAATAGATGAAAACTTTAATTATATGTCTTCTGACGATGAAGATAATATAGTGTAAAATAATTAATTTATTTTTTGAAAAAAAAAAAAAAATTTATACAAAAAGTGGATATCCACTTTTTGATTTTAAAAATTATATAAGAATATAATTTCTAGTATATAATAAATGGATATCCATCATGGATCATATAGTTGTAATATATGTACTAAAAACTATTCTAGTTATAAAAGCTTATGGAATCACAATAAAAAATACCATCCAACTGAAGTAAACACTGGTAAACACGAGGTAAACATTAGTAAACATAAAGTAAACACTAAATCTCAATATATGTGTTCAAAATGCAATAAACAGTTATCATGCAAACAATCTAAATGGAGACATGAAAAATCATGTAATAAAGTAACAGAAAATAAAATACAGATTCAAAATAACATTCAAAATAATATTCAGAATAATATAAATAATAATCAAAAAAATATAATAATAAATCAAATAGGTAGAGAACCACTTAGTTCTTTACAAATTAAAGATATATTAAAAATAGTAAATGATGGTTATAACATGCCTATTTCATGTATAAAAAAATTAAATTTTAGTAATGAATTACCAGAAAATCATTCATTTTGTACAACAACATTGGAAGGAAAACATTTTACTAGAATAAATCACAAGACACAGAAACCAGAAAAAATTAATAAGGTTGATTTTATTAATGAAATACTAGAAAGTTCATTGAGATTTATTAATAATATATCTTTAATGATTGAATTTGATGAAGATTTTAATAAAAAAATTCCAGAAGATTTTCAAAATAAAATAAAAGAGATTATGGATAATCAACATAAATTCCACGAATATAGAAATAAGCGAGCTTTCTTTAATAGTATAAATGATATGAGTTATAATTTTAAAGATTTAATTTTAGATACATGGAAATTAATACAACCACGTGAAAATGAACCAATATGTGATGAAAATTCAGATGAATTACTAATAGATGAAAACTTTAATTATATGTCTTCTGACGATGAAGATAATATAGTATAAATATTATTACTTAAATAACTAATTATTTAATTAATAATAATGGGGTTTGATAAATTGGTAAATTTCTTAAGTAGAAATATTAATGGGGATATCTTTGAGGATATCAATATAAAAGCTAATATCAGAAAAACTTTAGTAAATCACATCATGATTGATGTAAGTTTTATGATTTATCAATCATTGATTGAAATAGAAGAAGATGTAAACAATATAATAAAAACAATATTAAGTTTACCTTTTTCATTTATTTATCCAGGACTAATAGAGAAAAAAATATTAGAAATTTGTTCAAAAAAACATTGGAAAAATAATATTAATTCTATAGAAGAAATAATAGATGGTGATAATGAAGATGAAATTATAGTAAATTTTTTAAAATATCTTTTAACTATTATTGAAAATGTAATAATTGATAAACTATTTAATAAAATCATTGAATATATTTCAGACATACACATATTAGATTATTTGGTATCTATTAATATTATATTTGATGGTATACCTTCATATTCTAAAGTATTAGAACAACGAAGACGACGAATTAAAAACTTTATAGAATCAAAAGAAAGAAAGTTACAATTTAATTCTTATTTTAACAATCTAGATAATAGTTATCAAGAATATGGTGATATTAAGTTTGATTATTTTAAATGGATAAAATACCGTTTTACATTAGATAAATCATTTGGACCATTAACACCAATGGTTACAAAAATAGAAAAATATTTAGTTATTAAATTAAGAGAAATCTTTCCAAATATTATAATTAATATAAATTCTGGTAGTATTAATGGCGAGGCTGATTATAAAATATTTTATGAAATTTATAATAACAAATACATTGGCGATATTGCAATACATACTATAGATTCTGACTTAGTACACCAAATTATAATACAACAAAATTATTTTAATATAATGAAAAAAGATATATCATTATCAGTTATAAAATATAATAATACAAAAGATTTAAATTATATACAATACATTGACGCAGATAATTTAAATAAAAGTTTAAATAAAAGTTATTGTAATGTAAATAATTTATCGTCATGTTCACCATTAGTAATATATGATTTATCATTAATATTTTATTTTTTTGGGAATGATCATTTACCAGTATCAACAGATATTGGTTCTGAATTAACATTAGATTATTATTCAAAAAGTCATTATGAAGTATTTAAAAATGATACAATAATTTCGATAGATGATAATAATAAAGTAAATATGAATATTAATAAATTAAATTTATTTTTGAAACAAATATATAAAAATAATGACATTAATAATACAAAAATAATATTAGGTAAATATTTTAAAATAAACTATCAATTAAGTATTTATTTAACAGATAAATTAAAATTAGATTTTAATAATATAATTTTATTATGTAAAAAAATATTATTTGATGATGCAATGCTAAATACTGATTTAGATCCAGATGATATTAGATTTAAATTAAAAAATAAATATAATGAAATGAATTATCCACCAAATATAAATTATTTAAAATCATTAGATAAAAATGAATTTAAATCAAACATGCAAAAATTATTAGCAATATTAGATTTATCAAGTAGCGAAGATAATTATTGTGGATTACCATTATATAATAAACAATTATTTTTATTAGAAGATAAATATGAAATGTTATATTTAAATTTTAATGAAAATATAATTACAGAATTGATAAAAAAAAATAAATGCGTATATTATACATTTCCAATCGGTAATATAAACTATGAAAACAAATTAATTGATATTAATAAAATTAACTTACAATGTGAATCATATTTAAAAAAGATATACCATTTGGTTACTACATTATTTGGTGATATGACTCTATACAATCCAAATAATTATACATATTATAATGATTATCAGGTGCCATCACTTGGATTTATAATAAATTATTTAGATATGAATAATAGTTTAGCAGAAAAGTGGGATCTTGAAATAATATTAGAAAATAGAACTCCTGATAAATATTTAAATTCTATAAATCATCACTTAATAATTACTCCTTATATAAAAGAAATATTTCATAAGATAAATTCAAAAGATATTACATTTTTCATTGAAAATATTAATATAAATAATTTATGGTTTAATGAAATAGATGATTTTAGATTCAAAGATTTTAATATTCAAGAATTTTTAAAATCATGGAATGAAATATTGATAAAATTATCGTTAAGTATTAAATTAATTCCAGAAATTTTAATAGAATCTGAAAAGTATTTAATAGAGTTTAATTAAATTTTGTATAGTACTTTTGGATTAGGATGTAGTAAGTAAATAAATAATATACCAAAAAATAATATTAAGATAGAATTTTGATATTGATCTGTCATTATAATTAAAGAAGATATTTTTTATACAATTTATATATAAAAAAATAGAACTATATTAATTAATGAATGGTAAATTAGATTATGAGGCATTCTTAAAATTAAAATTTGATAAGTCATGTATAGATCTTGATCAAGATATAGTTAGTTCTATTTTCGATTCATTTTTAAATAATGGTACAAAAACAAAAAAAAATATTAAGTATCACCCTAAAAAAATAGTAAATATTTTTAAAAATCCAAAAATTAAATTATTAAAAGATAAGATATCCAATAAAATAAACTTAATTTTAAATAAGATATCAGAAAATAATATTGATAATTTGGTAATTGAATTTATTGAAAATATTAGAATACAATCATCAGATGAATATAATGAATTTTTAAGAGTATTTTATCTAAAAATACTATCTGAAATTAATTTTTCAAAAATATATTTACATTTTTTTAACTTAATAACAGCAACATATAGTACGGTATATGATTATGATAATAAATATTTTTATGATTTAGTGCAAAATAAATTTACATATGATTATTATGATATAATAGATGATAATTATTCATTTTTAACAGAAATAGATGATGATATTAAAAGATTAAATAATTTAACATTGATAAAAGAATTGATCAAATTAAATTATTTTAAGTCTACATTTGTTACCCATGTTGAAACACAATTATTAAATCAAACAAAGTATCTAGCTGATATTCACCATTGGTTTAAAAATAATGAATTAAATATTGATATTATAAATAAAATAAAATCTTTAATTAACGATACTACCCATTTAAGAGATAAAATATTGCTAGAAAATTTAATTAATGGAATATCAGTAATAGAGCCTGAAGGAAATAAAATAGTATTCAAAAAACACAATATTATTCAACCATCAATACGTGTGAATGAGTTCCAAACAGTTACTAATTCAAAAAATAAAATAAGTAAAAATCTTGTTGAACTTGAAAATATTCTAGAAGAATATTTATTTTTAGATAATACAGAAAGTATTGAAGAATATATTTCTTGTTATTGTGTTGACGCAATAAATAAAAATAAATTATGTGAATATATTATTGAAAAGTATTTTAAATTACCTGACGATGAATTTAAAAAAATAATCGACTTATTTAAAATATTTATTAAAAAGAAAATTTTATACAAGAGTAATTTATCAAGAGGATTATTAAATTTATATTCCAATAAGGTACAATATTCTGATAGTCGATTAAAAGTGTTATTGTTATTTCTAAAAAATGTAGGTATAACTAAAGGATTGGAAACAATAATGCAGAAACATGATATTGAAATTTCAGTATAATTATCTTAAATAAAGATAAATTTTAGAAATACAACCACATAATTGTAATAAAGTATCATTACCACCATTTACTCTTATATAAATTAAACTGATTATTTCATATAATTTAAGTATAGTTTCATGTTCTATATTATAATTTAATTGATTTTCCATTAAACATTTCATAAATGTTAATAAAATGTCATTTGGTGTATATCCTTTATTATACAATTCTTTTACAATATTTATTGATTCATTAAGATCTCCTTCTAAACATTTATTGAGTATTTTTTCAATATAATATGGTTTAGGTTGGTCAATTATTTTATACACTGACTGACTATCTAATATTTCTCCTGAATAATAAATACATTCTAAATTATTAATAGCTTGTCTAATATCATGATCTGATAAAAATAATAAGTTTGTTATACCATCATCTGTATAATTTATATTTTCAATTATACAAATAGATTTAATTTTTTCAAATAAATCTTCTTTATTAATTCTTCCATATTTAATTATCATACATCTAGATTGGATAGATTCTGTTATTTGTGAACAATCATTACAAATAAAAACAAATCGTGTATTCTTACGATATTCTGCAATAATATTTGATAATAAATTTTGTGCTTTGGATGTAATAGAATCTGCTTCATCAAGTATTACTAATTTAATAACATTATTTTTAGTTTTCTTTTTACAAAAAGGAAGAATAGTATTATTAATAATAGATAGTCCTCTATCATCAGATGCATTCAATTCTAATACATTTTCTCTAAATATTTCATCGCTATAAATTTCTTTTGCTAGACATATAATTGTAGAAGTTTTACCAGTACCTGGTTCACCAGTAATAATCATATTTGGTATAGATTTTGATTCAAGTATTTTATTTATTTTTTGTTGTATAAAGTCATCTAATATTATTTCATTTGATTTTTTTGGTCTATATTTTTCAACCCATGGAATTTTAATATCAATTACTTTATTTGGATATTTTATTTTTGTATTAAATAGCGAAGAACTATTCATCAATATTATATAATAAATAAATTATTTCTTTAATAGAAAATAATTTATTTTTTATCTTTTTTTTTAGACATTAAACATAATTCTAATACTTGTTGTATATTATTAACGGCAATAATTTTGAAATTATTATCTTCAGGACTAGTTCCATTTTTACGCATTATTTCAATATCTTCTAAATTTTCTTCTGGAAATAATGCTATTTTAACACCTGCATTTTTTGCCCCATATAATTTAGCTTCCAATCCACCAATAGCTGTTATATTACCAATAATATCTATTTCGCCTGTTAATGCAACTTCATTATTTATTTTAATATCAGTTAATAATGAATAAATAGTTAAAGTAATTGCAGCACCTGCAGATGGGCCATCTTTTTTAACAGCACCTTCTGGACAATGAATATGTATACCAAATGGTGTTTCTTTAATCTTTTTTTGTGTTTTAATGGGTAGTAATGTAAATGCTAATTTTAATGCATATTGTACAGATTCTTTCATTGAATCACCTAATGATCCAGTTAAATTTAAATCTAACATTTTATTAGATGGAAATTTAATAGCCTGTATAAATGTTATTCCCCCAATACTAGAAGCATTTGCATATAATCCATTTACAATACCAATTGCTGGTTCTTTTATAATTTTTTTAACTTTTACTTTAGGTTTAAGTTCAAATAATTCATCACAATATTCTTTAGTAATTTTATAAGGAAAAACTATATTTTCAGAATAAAATCTATTTAAATTTATTTCTCTTATTATTTCAATAATTTTTTCTTTTATTTTACGTACACCTGGTTCTAATGTATATGTTTCAATTAAATATTTAATTAGATTATCTTCTATTATAATTTCATCAGTACCAAACCCTATTTCTTTTGTTATTTCAGGTAACATATAATCTTTAATAATTGTTATTTTTTCACTTAATTTTAGAGGATGTGTTTCTATAACTGTAATACGATCCTTTAATACATTATCAATTAATGAAATATCATTAAATGAAAATATTATTAATGCTTTTGATAAATCTAATTTAATTCCACTAAAAAATTTATCTTCAAATTCATCATTTTGTGTTGAATCTGTAAGATGAGTTAATATGGATATTATTTCTCTTCCATGTTCAGTATGTGAAATTTTATCTAATTCATCAATAAAAATTATAGGATTCATACATTTAGTTGTCATTAATATATCAACTATTCTACCCCATGTAGATCCTACATATGTATAATTATGTCCTACTAAGGTTGATCCATTAACAGATCCACCAATAGGTAAAAAAGCAAAAGGCCTACAATTACCTTCTTTATCTTTTAAACATTGTGATAATCCATTTTTAACTAATGAAGTTTTACCCGTTCCAGGGGGTCCATGTAATCCTAAAACAGCACCTTTTTGTTCACCATTTATCCATTGTGCAAATATTCTCTCCAATTGTAATTTTGCATCTTTATGACCAAACACAACAGAATTTAAAACATTTTTAATATTATATAAGTATTCTTTTTTTTGAATTTTAAATTGAGACCATTCATTAATTAAATTATCATTTTGTAAATTAGTAATAGATTTTTCTATTTCAGTTTCAGATACAGTTTTTAATGATAACTTTTTAATAAATTTACTCTTAAAAGAAAAAATATCATTTTCGCTATAAGTATTAAAAGGTATTTTTAATAAACCATCTAACCAATTCTGTGCTTTAGAATCACCTTGAAAATTAGTTTTAATTGATTTTAATTTTTCAGTGGCTTTTGTTTTAACATCACCGCTTACTTTCAATAAATTTATTCTTCTTTCATATGGTATATCTGTTTCAGATAAATTAGTTAATTCTTTTTCTTCAGTTTCAACATTAACTTTTGCTAAATCTAATTTTTGTCTAATTGAATAATGTAATGAATTATATATTTCTGTAGCAATATTTTTTTTATCTTTTGATTTAAATACATCAAATAATATAAATGCTAATCTCTGATCTTCTTCAGTAGATATTAAGAATAATGTTAGAATATCTATTTTTCTATATTTACTACCTAAAATAAATTCATTAATTAGTAACATTAATGATTTACCCTGTATACTTTGAAAATCATTGTATTTTTTTTTAATTTCTTCACATAATAGTTTTGATGAACATATTATTTTATCTCTTAAATTAGTTATTTCAAAATAAGATATATAAAATCTATAAGGTATATTAAAAGAATTTAATTTAATATAATCTAGATGTAAATCAATAATATTTTTAGCAAATGGATTTTTGATAGCCATATTAAATAAATCATCTTTAAATATACCTTGAATTACTATGTAAATATCATTTAATTTTATAAATAAACTACACCCATATTTATTTTCTAATAAACTAATTGATTTTTTATTTTTTTGTATTATAATTTTACTATCATTTAATAAATTAGAACATTCATATACAGTAAAAGTATTATTAACATCTATATTTTCAGATGGTATATCCTCACTTTTTATTATATTCTGGAATAATATATTTTTAACTATTTGTGTAGTGTTTTGTACATTTTCTTTAATATGATTTTGTGAATCCCATATGTATATTGGTTTAATAAAATTTTTATATAATAACAATTGAATATATTCTTCATCTGTAAAATTATTTACCCATTTTTTATCATATATTTCTAATATTAATCCTATATCGTTTGCAGATATATAATTAGAAACTTTAATAATATGTTTACGTAACTTAATTATATTATAGTACTTGTATTTATTAATATCAGATAATTTAAATTTATCTGGCATGTGATCAAATAACTCTTTTAATAATTCCATTTCATTTACTATTTTTAAATAGTGATTATTAAAATCTTTATAATAATTAATTAAATTTAAATCAGTTAAGTTATTTACCATAGTCCAATAAATATTTCTTAAAAAGTATAATTCATTTTTAAATTCTATAAATTGTTTTAATTTAAATTTACTTATTTTATAAAAAATATTTAATAATTTTATTTCTTCTATCATATATAAAATTATATAATAATTTTTATTATATAATATTACTCGTCTGAATCACTATTACTATCTTCATTAATGTATTCGAAATCATCATCAATAAAATCATCATCAATAAAATCATCATCAATAAAATCATTTAATTTATTTTCTTGTTTTTTTTTATTTTTATCAGTTTTATCATTCGTATTAGTTAAGTTGGTTTTATCAGTTATTTCATTTGTATCAGTTATTTCATTTGTATCAGTTATTTCATTTGTATCAGTTATTTCATTTGTATCAGTTATTTCATTTGTATCAGTTGAGTTGGTTTTATCAGTTGTTTCATTCGTGTCAGTTGAGTTGGTTTTATCATTTGTTGAATTATTTAATAAAATATTATCTTTAATAATAAATTGATTTATATCATCTTCCATATCATCTTCTAACAAGAATTTATTAAAAGTATTTTTTTCCATTTATAGTATCATATAAAAAAATTGTGAGCATATAATTGAAATATCTAAAGATTAATAGGCAAAGATCTATAAAAATTGATTTAAACATTTTCTTGATATATGATATAATATAATATGAATATTATGAATCAACCAAATTTTAATATAGGTACATTGGGAAGTGTATCAGATGGTAAATCAACGTTGATTTATCAATTAACCGGAATAAAAACACAGAGACATAGTTCTGAACAACATCGCAATATTACAATTAAACCAGGATATGCCAATTTAAAAATTTGGGAATGTTTAGAATGTAATACGAATTATTCATCAGGAACACAACTTATGGAATATTTATGTTCTAATTGTGATTCTGAATGCAAATTAATTCATCATATTTCATTTGTAGATTGTCCAGGTCATCAAGAATTGATCCTTACAATGATGGGATCAGTAAGTTTAATGAAAGGTGCAATTGTTGTAATATCAGCAGCTGAACCAATATTAAAAAAACCTCAATTAATTCAACATTTAATAGCAGCAAAGAAAGCTAATATAGATAAAATTATTATTTGTTTCAATAAATTAGATTTAATTACAAAAGAATTAGCATTAGAAAGAAAAGAAGAATTAGATAAATTATTAAATACATTAGGAATAACTGCATCGATTATTATTCCTACTGCATTAAATCAAAAATTAGGAATTGATAATGTATTACAATCCATTTTGGATATTTTTCCACCAGAAGTAAATGAGATCACTAATGAACCACTATTTAGAATAACTAGATCTTTTGATATTAATAAACCTAGTACATCTTGGTTGGATGTTAAAGGTGGAGTAATTGGCGGTAGTCTTATTAAAGGATCGTTAAACATTGGTGATCAAATTGAGATTAGACCAGGTATATTAACTAGAGGTAAAGATGGTAGATATACTCATACACCTATAATTACAAATATATTATCTATTGAATCAGATAATGTAAATTTAGATTCTATAACACCAGGTGGGTTGGTTGCTATTTTAACTGATATTGATCCTTATTATACTAAAGGAGATATGTTAAGTGGTAATATTTTAGGAAAAGTTGGTGAATTGCCTACAGTATATCATGATATTTCGTTAGAATATTCTAAGTTAGAAGAATTTGATGGAATATGGAATCCTAAAAATGGAGATGCTGTTTATTTGCAAATAGGTAATATAACTTCAGAAGCTAGATTAACAAAAATAAAAGGATCAATATTAAGTTTTCAATTAATCAAACCATCATGTATTGAAAAAGATTCAAAAATCTTAGTATGTAGAAAAGAATTAAGTATATTAAAAATAGTAGGTATGGGATTTTTGTTTAAAAATATAACATAATAGTAAATAATGGGTATAATACTTAAAATGAAAGATGAACAAATAGAAATAAAATGTTCATATGATTATTGGTTAAAATTTAAAATTGATATTATCAAAGCTACTGTTAAATACATTGAAGAATTATTAATTTTAAAAAAAACAATATTTAATGATGATTTAAATTATATTATTAATTTATATTATATACAAGCTGGAAATGGTGAACCAATGTTTAGTATTAATAAATTTATTAATAATATGAGATTGGAACATGTAGACACTTTAATTTATTTTGGTTTAGGTGGAGTATATTCATTATTAAATAAAACAGACTGTGATGGATATTATAGTGTTGGTAATTCATTAGATATTTTACATACACTAAAAAAAATTAGATATGATTTTCCAAATAATGATTATATACCATTTTTAGATCAACTTATATCATTTTTTAATATAAGTTATGAAAAACAAAAGATGGTTAATATTTATTAATTCTTTATATAAAGGATTCAATAAAAATTGATAAAGTTATATTAATATTTATAGTATCAATATAAATATGGCTTTAGAGTTTCAAATATACGATTATGTAGAAGATCACGATAACGTAGAGTCTGATGAAGAATATAAACCATTAGGTGATTATATCATCCATGTTTTCGGTAGAACTATGGATGATAAATCAGTTTATGCAAAAGTAACTGGTTTCACACCTTATTTTTACATAGGTTTACCTCAAAAATGGCAATCTAATACAAAAGCAGAATTAAAGAAGAAAGTAGAAATTTTAGAAAAATGGCTACGATCAAAAGAAAACAAATATGTATGGTATAGATTCAAAGATACCTTATTGAGTGTTGATTATGTTAAAAGAAAGAAAACTGATGGATTTACTAATGATAGAGAATATAATTTTGCCAGACTTGTTTTTAGAAATAGTGATGGTATGAAAAAATTTGCCACTTTATTTGAAAAAAATGGTATTATGATTCCCGGTATTACAACTAAGCCAATTACTTTTAAATTATATGAAAGCAATTTAGCACCAATGTTAAGATGTTTCCATATTAGAAAGATTAGTGGTTGTTCATGGGTAAGTACAACATCATTTACAAAAATAAAATCAAATAATAAAGAATCATATTGTAATATTGAAATAAATGTTGATTGGCAGGATCTATCACCTATTCAAAAAGATTGTAATGCACCTTTGCGGATTGCATCATTTGATATTGAGTGTTATTCTCATGATGGTCAATTTCCACAAGCTTATAGAAAGAAAGATCCAATTATTCAAATTGGTATTTCTTATACTAAATTAGGTCAAAGTATTCCATATAGAAAATGGATAGCTTGTTTAGATAAAACTGACCCAATTGATTCCATTGAAGTAGTTTCATGTGAAACTGAAAGTGAAATAATCGAAGCTTGGATAAATGAAATCAATCAAAATGATTGTGATATTATAACAGGATATAATATATTCTTTTTTGATGAAAAATATATGTATGATAGATGTGAAAAGATATTAAATATGCAATCTGAAGTAGCATATATTAGTAAACTAAAGAATAGATATTGTAAGTTTAAAGAAATTAAATTAGCATCTTCTGCATTAGGTGAAAATCTATTAAAATATTGGGACACACCAGGCAGAGTTCATATTGATTTGATGAAAGATGTTCAAAAAACATTTAACTTACCTAGTTATAAATTAGATTTTGTAGCCTCTAATTTTATTAGAGGTGAAATCAAACAATTTAAATTACTTGATAATAATATAATAGAATTTGAATGTGAATCAGTGGATGATATTGAAATTAATGATTATATTCATATTGAAGTAATTAAAGGTTTTGTATCTGATGATATTGGTGAAAAATATTTGGTAAATAAAATTGATAGACAAACAAAAAAATTATATATAAAAGGCGATAGTATATTAGAAGCTGAATTAGAAATTTCTAAACATGGAGGTAAGATATTTTGGTCACAAGCAAAAGATGATGTTGGGCCTAAAGAAATTTTTGCATACCAAATGAAAGGTCCAGCAGAACGTGCTATTGTAGCAAAATACTGTATAAAAGATTGTAGTTTAGTCAACTTATTAATTAATAAACTAGAAGTTGTTACTAAAAATTTAGAAATGGCTAATGTATGTTATGTACCATTAAGTTATCTATTTGTTAGAGGCCAAGGAATTAAACTGTTTTCATTATGTTTGAAAGAGTTTCGAGAACAAGAATATATATTTCCAGTTATTAAAGTCAAAAAAGATGCTGATGGTAATTTAGAAAAAGAAGATTCATATGAAGGAGCAATTGTATTTGATCCTGTTGCACAAATTGATTATGAAGCTAATAGTACAAAAGATTATGCTTCGTTATATCCAAGTGCAATTATGCATAAAAATATGAGTCATGAAACTGAAGTAACTGATCCAGATTATGATAATCTGGAAGGTGTTGAATACTTTAATGCATCATTTAGAGAAAGTGATGGAACAACTAAATATATTAGATTTGCAAAAATAGGAGATAAGCTTGGCGTAATTCCTACAATTTTATCAAATCTATTAAGAGAACGTAAATTAGTTAAGAAACTAATGAAAAATGAGAAAGATCCATTTAAATATAGAATTTTAGATGCGAAACAATTAGCAGTTAAAATTACTGCTAATTCTTTATATGGTCAACTAGGTGCTGGTACATCACCTGTAGCCAATAGAAATATTGCTGCATGTACAACGTCAACTGGTCGCGAAATGTTATTGTTTGCTAAAAAGTATGATGAAGAAATTTTACCTTGGATAATTAATGGGCTAAAAGATGCTTATGAAAATAATGATACTGATCGTGTAAATGCTATTATTAATTTGGAACTTAAAAATAAAGATCCAGAATTTATTGAAAAACTCCAAAAATATTGTTCAAGTACAATTAAAGATTATACTTTACAACCAGTAATTCGATATGGTGACAGTGTTGCATCATATACACCAGTATATGTTCGACATAACAATTCTATGGATACTTGTACAATTGAAGAATTGGCCAATAAATATGGAAAAGGGTTATGGACTCCTTGTATTGATAAAGTAACACAAAAATTAGAAGAAGGAAGACAAGATAAAGAAACTTGTGAATTAGAGGGTGTTGAGTCTTGGACTGATAAAGGTTGGACAAAACTTCACCGTATAATTAGACACATGTTAGCTCCTACTAAAAAAATGATTCGTGTTATAACTGATACTGGATTAGTAGATGTTACTGATGATCATTCATTATTACTTCCAGATGGCAAAGAAATTAGTCCAAAGAAATGTAAAGTTGGTACTGAATTATTACATTATAATTTACCACTATGTTCAACTTCACCAGAAAGATTATACTGCTTTACTTATTTTGATATTAAAGATCAAATTAGTGCAGCAAAATTATATTGGGAAGCCTGTAACAAAGGATTAGATCCATACATTGATATTCCCCATAATGATTTAAATAGAATTCGTATTTCAATCAATGAATTAGGTAATCCACGAATAAAAGCTAATATCATTAAGAAAATGTATCCTATTGATTATGAAGGTTATGTTTATGATCTAACTACTGATAATCATCATTTTGCAGCAGGTATTGGTAAAATGATTGTTCATAACACAGATTCAGTATTTGCATGCTTTCGTTTCAAGGAAAAGAAAGAAGAATTATCCAAAGAAGATTCATTAGTTGTATTACAAAAGATAATTAAATTTGGTGAGGAATTATTAAAGCCATTTTTCTTACCAACTGAACGAGAGTTATTTTGTACATATTATAATGAATATTATGGTGACGTTACTGATCTTACATTGCCAATGTATCCAGAATGTGTACCCGAACCTAAACATAATAAAATTATTCTGCCTGTAGAAGATAGAATGAAACAATGTGTTAAGGAATATTTATATGAAAATTATTTTTCATGGTTATGGACTTTACAAGAAATTGTTAATAAAAATTTTGATAATATGGATATTAAATTACTCAATTGGGCAACTTATTTATTATCAAAGTTTAGATTTACTTATAATGATTTGATAGATAATCGTAAAGATGAAGTATTAAATCCATTAATTAAAAATCTAGAAAAAATATATAGTTTAGAAGATCAGTTAATTTGGCATAAAGCTACACCTGAAAATATTAATGAAATGATTAGTCTTTTCAAAAATATATTTACAGTTGAATTAAAGAAAACAGATTCTGAATTGAATAAACTTGTTAAAGAATTTATGGATACAACTCTAATAGAAGAATGGATTCATGCAGAAAAAGCACATGATGTTAAAGCTACCAAAGATAAAAAAAAATTAAAACGTGAACGTAAATATAATGATAAGAATTTATATGAACTATTAGTATTGTTTATTGAAAATAGATTAAAATTAGATTTTAACAAATATAAACACGAACATTATAATAGAATAAATAATTTTATTAAAAATGAATTAAAAGATTATATTGTTCAACCATGGTGGGATATTAAAAATAATACTAGAATTTATAAAGTTAAAATTTATAATGGAGCAGATCCTATTATTGATAAAAGAACACTAGATTTTTCAATAGAATTAGGTGAACTATCTGGTGAATTAGTAAAGAGTAGGTTACCATTTCCGCATGATTTAGAATATGAGAAAACATTTTGGCCATTTATGATTCTTACTAAGAAACGTTATGTCGGTAATAAATATGAATTTAACCCAAATAAATTTAAACAAGATTTTATGGGTATTGTTCTTAAGAGACGAGATAATGCTCCTATTGTTAAAGAAATATGTAGTGGTATTATTGATTATTTAATTAACAAACGAGATCCACTTGGAGCTAAAAAATTCACTCAAAAATGTTTAGATGATATGTTTTGTGGCAAATATGATATTAAATATTTTTTACAAAGTAGAACAGTTAAACTAAAAGAGTCATATAAAGATTGGACAAGGCAAGCACATATTTGTCTGTCTGAAAGAATTGCAACACGTGAAGGATCAAAACCAGAGTCAGGTAATCGATTAGAATTTGCAGTTGTTGTACCAGAAAATCCAGATGATAAAAAACTATTATTAGGAGATATGATAGAAACACCTGCATATATTAAACAAAACAATATTCCAATTAATTATATGTTTTATATGAAAAACCAAATTATGATTCCAGCATTACAGTTCTTAGCATTAGTAGATAAAAATGCAGAAGAGATGTTCAAAAGTATGGAAAAGAAATATGGTAAACTTAAACCTGTTAAAGAACCCAAACCTAAAAAAGTTTCAAAGAAAAGTTCAAAGCCAAAAAAGAAAATAACAGAGAAAGATATATCATTAAAAAAAATAGTAAAAAAATCATTAAACAAGATTATTGATTCTGATACATCTGATCAAACAATTTCAGATACTAAGAAAAAAGATATTATTATTGATGATTTAGAAGAACCAATTGTAGAACCAGTTAAAAAATCTAAAAAATCAAAAAAAATTATTGAAGAAACGATTGAAGAATCAATTGTAGAACCAGTTAAAAAATCTAAAAAATCAAAAAAAATTATTGAAGAAACGATTGAAGAATCAATTGTAGAACCAGTTAAAAAATCTAAAAAATCAAAAAAAATTATTGAAGAAACGATTGAAGAACCAATTGTAGAACAAGTTAAAAAGTCTAAAAAGTCAAAGAAGATTGTTGAAGAACCAGTTGTTGAAATTAATGAAGAAACGATTGAAGAACCAATTGTAGAACAAGTTAAAAAATCTAAAAAATCAAAAAAAATTAATGAAGAAACGATTGAAGAACCGGTTGTAGAACCAGTTAAAAAGTCTAAAAAGTCAAAGAAGATTGTTGAAGAACCAGTTGTTGAAATTAATGAAGAACCAGTTGTTGAAATTAATGAAGAACCAGTTATTAAAAATGTTGAAGAACCAGTTATTAAAAATGTTGAAGAACCAGTTATTAAAAATGTTGAAGAACCAGTAGTTGAAGTTAGTGAAGAATCAATGAAAAAAGTTAAAAAGAATAAAAAGTCAAAACAAATTATGGAAGTATAGTTATTTTATGAACGATTTTAATTAAAATAAAGTTATCTTAATTAAAATATTTATTCTGAAATCATATTAATATCTGATGTGTTTACTGATGATATAGTATAGTTATTCTCATTTTGTATAGTATCAGTTACACCTCCACCAGTATGTGCAGATGAACTGATGTAGCTTAAATAGTTTTCGCTACCTCTGAAATTTTTATTATTTTTTTTAGATACTTTTTTTGATGGTTTTTTCCAAACACTATTTGATTTTTGATTGCGTTTTCCTTCATATGAACGGTCAGCGACTACTTCAGTACCTTCATCTTCAGTAGGTTCAGCTATTAGGTTTACTTCGCTAGGTACTTCGCTAGTTTCTGGTTTTTTTTTTTCTTTTTTACTTTCTTTCTTGCTTTCTTTTTTGCTTACTTTCTTGCTTACTTTTACGGGTGAAGCAGGGCTAGATGATTTAGATGATGAACTTGTTTCAGAAGTAGAAGAGTCATCGGCATCCTCATTGCCACCACCAACCATATTTGTCGATTTATTGTTATATTTATTAACAAGGAAATTATACATATCTGAACTAATGAAAGGGGATGATGATTGTAATTCATCATCATCATTCCCATCATTCCCATCATTCGAAATAGTTTGTTTGCTAAAAATATTACTAGATGTAAATTCTTCGCTAGTTTCCGAAATATCTGGTAAATTTAGTTTAGATAGTAATTCTTGTGCTTCAAGAGAAATTTTATTTATGTTAGGTAGTTGTGAACTCATATCATTTGTATTTACTTTATCCCAATTGATAGTTTCTGAATCTTTTGAAATTTGTGATCCCATTATATAAATTAAATAGAAAATATTTTTATATTTTTTTATTTATTAAAAATAAAAAATTTCTCATTTTTATATAATTATTTATGAAAGAAACTATTTTAATAGCAATTATAGTTATAATTATTTATCTATTTCTATTTCACAACAAAAAAAATATAGTATTAGTTGATGGTAGAGATAACAAAAATAAATATTTAGTTTATGATGATAAATCCAAAAAAGATGCAGCTGTATTACTAGGTGATATTACTGAGAATATGTTTAAATTAAGAGATTATTTGTATGAAAATATTAAAGACTACGAAGAGTTTGATCAATATATAAGACAATTACATAGAAATTTAAATAAAGACCGTTCACTAATTTATGAAAATGACCCTCATTCACAATTAACATCTTTCAGTGTAAATAAAGGTGAAGAAATTGCATTTTGTTTAAAGAGTAAGAAAACTGGACAGATACATCAATTAAATTTATTAATGTATGTAGCATTACATGAAATGGCACATATTGCATGTCCTGAAATAGGTCATGGTGATTTGTTTAAAAAAATTTTTAAATTTTTAACAGAAATCGCAATTAAAATAAATATTTATCAATTAGACAACTATGATGAAAAACCAGTTGAATATTGTGGTATGATGTTATCAAGTAGTATTATATAACTTTGATATTATAAAAATGTTTTATAATATTAAAAATTATTTAATTAATTTCTAATTACAAGTATTATGAAAGACCCAATTAAAATTATACATAAATTTAAAAATAATAACAGAAGAATACAGTATAAAGTTTATATTTTTATTGGAAATATAGTACCTGAAGAAATTATAAATATACTAGAAATAATTAAAAATAAGGATTTTTTTAATTCATTAATAATATTGTCTAATAAACAAGTTAATATGTTAAAAAATTATTATGGTGAAACATGGTATACTAAATTTTTTATTAGTCATCATTTAAATGATCAAATTAAAATGATTGAATCATCACCATCAAAAAAAAAAGAGATAGAAAATAAATATGGTAAAGATTGGTATAAACAACATATTAATAGAGAATATATACAACGTATTAGTTATTCATTTGCTAATAATTATTATGATAATTTACTTGATAAGAAAAAACATGGTAATAAAAAAGAACAAATAGATTTCAGAACATACCAAACACAAGATTTATTGCAACAAATAGGTGGAAATGATGACGAAGACAATGATGATGAAGTTAATGAAGAGGACAATGATAAAAATAAAGAAGAAAAAGATGACAGTGAAGAAGAACTAGAAGAAGAAGAAATAGATGAAATAATAGAAGAAGATTTTAATTTAGATGAATTAAGTAAATTATATGCAGAAGAAAACAATGAAACAGACAAAGACATTAAAATGACATCTAAATTAATAAGTGATGCAGTTAATGATAAAAAATGGGATAAAAAAATAGATGAAGTTACAATGATATATGATACAAAATTAGATAATTTGACATATGATACAAAATTAGAAGATGTATTTATAAAATATTATATTGTAGACGAATATATTTTTAAAGATGATACTATAAAAGTAATGAGACAAAAAATATGTATTAGTATTGCATTATCTGAAGTATTTGGAACTAATATTAAATTATTACCAGAAACACAATATTTTTGGTCTGAATATTTTAATACAACAGGTAAAGATGAGATTATGATAGGTCAGAAATGGATTCGTAAAAATGAATTATTAAAAATAGATATTAAACCTAATGAAAATATTAAAGTATATGAAAAATTAAGAAATAACTTATCATATTTAAAAGATTCATTTGGATATAAAATCAAACGTGAAGATGATGAAACAAATATTATTAGATTTTATGAAGACTTTATGACACTTAATGAAATATATATGTTAGATATATATAATGATTTAGGAATCAATTATAACCCAGATTCAGAATCAAAAAAAAATGTATATGATGTGTATTGCAGTATTTATTTCCCAATGGTTACATATGATCGTTTAGAAAATATTATTGATCTATTAAGTGGTACTAATAAAAATAATAAAGAAAGTAATTACATTGAAAATCAATATGTTGTAATTAAAAATGATACTAAATTAGAAAAAGAAATATATACTGTTGTTGAAAAATCAAAAGATGAATATGATAATTTTCAAAAATATTTTAATCCGAATTATGTTATTCAATCAAATATACATGTTAATATTAATGATCCTAAAAATATTACTGGTACTACATCAGATAGTAAATATAATTTATATAGAATTTTTGATAATTTTATAGTAAATGAAGATTATCCTTTTATTCAATACCAAACACCTGATGGACAAATAACATATAAATTTTTTACTAAAACTGAAACATTAGATAACAATGAAATTATATTAAAATGGTTTGAAAATTCACCATATGGTATATCATTTAAAATTTTAAATGAAAATAAGAGATATATTGCTATTAATTTACATGAAAGTGGTAGAATAGAATATAAAATAACATGGAAAGAAGATGATGAAGCAACAATAGATGATATTATAAAAACGTATGAATATGTTAGAAATTTATTAAAAAAAATAAATAGCGAAAATAAAAAAATAAAATTTATAATGCCTGAAAATGATAGATTTAAATATGCATTCATTAATACTATACAAAAATTTACACTACCTGAAAAATTTAAAATTGATCATAATGATTTGTCAGAATTTAGTAGATTATTTTTTCCATATATTTCATTAGTTATTGAACCTAAAAAAAGAGTTTCTAAAAAACAAGATGCTGTTGATAATACAACATCAAAATACGGCACATATCTTCGTTATAAACGTATTTCGAAATATGATAATCGTGCTAAAATGCATCTACGTATTTTATATTTTTTAAGAAATTATGAATTAAATGATAGAGAATTAATAGATGAAATATCAAAACAATTTAATATTACAGCTGAATTTACAGTTAAAGAAATTGATTTTGTTAGAGAAAGATATGGTAAAGTTATCAAAAAATCAAAAAAATTATTAAAAAAATTAAAAGCATTACCTAAATCAAAACCACCTGGAATAGGTATTGATATCCAAGGTAGAGATCGTGAAAAGTATAAAATTAGAATTACAGGTGCTAGAAATAAAGATCAATTAGATGAAATAGTTACTTTTATCAAAGTATTAATTTATTTATATGTTGAAACTTATTTATACAAGAAAATAAAATATCAAAAATTAAAAGAAACATTAAAATTATTAACAAATATTGCTTCCCGTAGAAATAAAGTTGTAGAAATAGTAAATTATGACAGTAGTAATATAACTGTTAAATCAATTACATCACTAGATAAAAAACGTCTAGGATTCAAACCTGAAAAAGGTCAAAGTCAGTGGACACGTAGTTGTCAAAATAGTGGTAATGATAAAAAAAGACGACCTGATATTACTAATAGTGATAATTTAGAAAAAATAATTAAAGATAACTATAAATTAAATGAAAAAACTGGTTATTATGAAAAACAAGTTGAAATAACTGTTAAAAAGAAAAAACAAACAGTTACAATTAGAGCTATTAAATTACCAGGTGAAAATAATACATATAATTACTATACATGTAATCCAGCTGAGAATCAAGAACATTTTTATATTGGATTTTTAGCAAGAGGAAATAATCCTAGTGATTTATGTATGCCTTGTTGTTTTAAAAAAGATCAACTAACAGCAGATAATAAAGTAAAAAAAAATTATTTTATGAAATGTGTTGGTGAAAAATCAACAGAACCTGTTGAACAAATAAATCAATTAAGTTTAGGTGATAAAGTATATATTTTACAAGAAACAAATAAGGTACAAGATGGACGTTTTATATATTTACCAAAATATTTAGATATATTTTTCAATCAAATATGGAAGAATGATCATAAAATAAAAAATCACTATTTATATGAATCAAAATCAGGATACTATTTCAAATATACTGTTAGAAATGATACATATAATTTTTTAGCTGCTATTTCTAATATATTTGATAAAGATATTGATTTAATTAAAAATAAAATTATTGACTTTTTAATCAAAGATAAAGATGATATATATTTTACATATTTAAATAATGGTGATATACGTGAAACTTTTGAAACAAAGGATAATTTTATTGATTATATCAAAAATTCTACTTATCTAGAATATGATATTTTAGGAGAATTAATTGCATTACCTGGTATCTTATCTGATAAAGGTTTATATTTCTTTATTTTAGAAAAAAATACATTAATTATAAAAAAAATTTTAGAAAAAGATCAAATGATTGAAAGATATTACTTAAATTGTTTAAATTATGAAAATAATTACATGATGAATGAAGATAAAGACTTTATTATATTAATTAAAGATGGTAAATATTATCATCCTATCTATAAAGTTCAAAAAGATGAGAAGAAAGATAAAAAAATTAATTTACAAAAAATATATGGAATAAATAAACAAATTGAAGAACTAAAAATTTATAGTGAGAAGAGTTGTAATAATAACTTAATTAATAAAGTTCTTGGTAATTTCTTATTATTTGGCAAAAATATTATTTTAAAATTAAAAGATACAGTAAAAATTAAAATGCAATATATAGATGATCGTAATAAATTAAAATATCTGTTATTTGATAATAATTTTATATTACCCATATTTCCATCAGGTATTTCATATAATATTAAATATGATAATATAAATAAAATTAATAAACTATTATCATATACTGATTCAATAAAAGAATTAAGTAAAATTAATAAAATTTTAGATATGGATTATATTCCAAAATTTATATTTTATGATAAAACTGATAAAACTAAATATCGAATTATTTCAATATATTTAGTTAATGAATTAATTTTACCAATTAAAATGGAATATGTAGATGAAAAAGAAATTAAAAAATTAGGATTAGTATTAAGATTTCAACCATTAGAAGAAAGTATTGATAAAGCAATACAAGACTACACAAATAACCCAATTAAAATTATAGATAATAGACATATACGTGTTAAACAACATATGTATAAAAATGAATCATATAATATTTACCGTCTGGAACTAAGTTTATATTTAGAAAATAATACTGATGTAAAAGATAAAATTATTAATATTGTTCGAAATTCAAAAATTAATTTAAATGAAAAGAAACACGAATTAAGAAAGTTATTATTTAATGCAATTAATAATAAATTAGCTAAGAAATTATATAATGTATCTAAAACAAATACATTTACAGTATTAGTCGATGATTTACCTGATTTAGATAACTATAATATTAAGAATGTTAGAGATTATTGTAAAATTAATAAAACTGAAAATAAATGTAATTCACAAACCCATTGTATCTGGTCAAATAATACTTGTATGATGAAGATTACTGAAAACTTAGCTATTGATTTTGTTAATAAAGTAATTGAAGAAATGATTCAAAATAATATTCAATTTAAAGAATTAATTCAAGAAAATAACTATTATGTTTCTGATATTGTTGATTATTCACAATATTCTTATAGACCTGGGCAAAAGATTGTTAAAACATCAAATTTTAATATTGTCAAAATTATGTCTGAATTATTTGGTAAAGATAAAATACCAACTATTGGAAGAAAACAAATAGGCAAAAAGAATAATCAAGAAGTCATTGAAGATTATCCCGAACTTGTAGAATTAGGTAAACAATTATATCAACCTATAGTTTCTAATAAAGATAGTATTATTAGAGCATTTATTAATTGTTATTATTGGATTAATAATCCTTTATACGATATTGAATCTCGAAATTTAGGATATTATTCGGATGTTCAAAATGTACTTACTAATAGATTTAAAGCTAAAATAATTGATTTTATTCAAAATATTAAAAATGAAAATACTGATGTAAAATATGATAAATATTTAGAAAAATATTTTAATAATGATAAAAACTTTTTTGATTCAGCACTTAATAAATTTCGTAAACAATCATACAATACTGATTGTAAACTAGAACTATTAGTTTTAAGTATTATAACAAATTATAGAATTGTTGTCTATAATAATTATAATAATGTTATACATTTATTTCTTAACGGTCCTGTAAAATTAAGTGATGAATCAATTAAAAATTTTACAAAAGAAGATTTACGAACGACTACTATATTTCTTAAATTAGATTTTGATGGATCTAATAGTATACCAAAAAATATTTCATCAATCTATTATAAATAAATTATATTTCAATACGCTCTGTAGCTTGCGAACATATTTCAGTTATAATATTATTTAAAATATCATTTATAATATTATTAACTTTATATTTATTTTCTTTTTTTAATTTTATTATATTTAATTTCAACTGATTTTTTTCATTATTTATAAATAATTTTGTACATATTATTCCTCTGTTAAATATGTTATCTATCTGTTCTTTTGTTAAATTTAATGCAATTACAGCTGTGTCAACACATGAAAAATTAATTATTTTAATATCTTCATATTTTGGAATATATCGATTTGATAATATTCTAATACTTTTTAAAATAATATCTTTAATTGAGGTAATCGGACTTGGTATAGTTATTCTTGTATCTATAAAAAATCCAAGTGTTGTTTCTGGATTACATTTATTTAATAAAATACTATTTGATATTGCTCCATCCCCGTAATGTTCATTATTATACAATACTGGTGTATAAATAATTGGTATAGATATTGACATGCGTATTGCAGTAAATACACATAACTCAGGTGTTGTTTCATGACTTAATATTTTTTCTTCTTCAGTATTTAAATTAGTAGAATTTATAATAAAATTTTTTTTAGTTAATATAAATAATTCTTTCATTGTTATATTTTTTAATTTATACTTTTTCTCAAAAAAAAATTTTAACAATTCAATAATAGAATTTCCATCATCCATACCATAGTTATTAATTATAGAATCAATGCTAAAATCAGGTTCTAAATTTTTAAAATCATAATTAGAGAAAAATACTATAAGTTCATCTGGTGAATATCCAATCATTAATAAAAAACTTATTATTGCCCCAATAGATGTCCCAACAAATGTATTTATTTTTTCTAAATTTATAAATTCTCTATCACATAAATATTTTAATCCTGATACAAAAGATAAACCTTGAATACCACCCGAACTAAAACATAGTGTATCAAACGCCATTAATTTATTAAATAATAATCATTTAAATATTATTTCAATGAAATAATAATGGTAAAAGCAGAAGATTTAATTAATAATCAAAAAGAAAGAGATAAAATTAAATTTAAAACATTTGAAAAAATATTTAATTCTATTGAGAAAAAAATAACTCTTGCATCAGCATCTAATTTTTATTATGTATGGTATGAAATACCTGAATTTATAATTGGTTTCCCACTTTATAATTTAAAAGAATGTACACAATTTGTTATTAAGAAATTAAAAAAGAATGGATTCAAAATTGAAGAATTTGAACCTAATATTATTTTAATAGAATGGTTCCCACAAGATAAATAAATTATTAACTTAATTCATTTAACTTTTGGTAGTATTCTTTCACAAATTCACGATTATCAACATATGTTTTAGCACTAGGATAATAAATATGTTCAATATCAAAATTTATCAACAAAGTATCACGATTTTTGATTTCTGATAATTTTTTTCTAGCTATTTCTGTATAATCATCAAGTTGATTTAATATATTACTTTTATGATACCAAATTGAAATAAAATCAGTACCATCTTTAACAATACCGTGAACAGTATCAATTAAACTTGGTTCATGATCTTCAAAAATATTTTGTTTATGCAAATATAAAAACTTATTTTTTTCGTGAAGATCAAATAATAATGAACTATTAATTTTAGTTAATTCTGTTTTGATATATATTTCATATGTACTTTCGATTTCTTTAAGTTTTTCTTCTTTTTGAGAATATACTACCTTGAAATCATTATTTTCTGAATTATCATAACATTTTCTAAAATAGAATTCTAATTCATAAAGTGATGCCATATTAGATAATTTATGAGTATACATGTATAGATGATTTAATTCAGTTAGTGTGTTTTCATGATAACCATATTCTAATACTAAATAATCGGAATCTGTTTTCATAAAAATATTAACATGTTCTTTTTCATCTATATTTTTATCATCTGTGTAAATTATATTACTTTCATCATAATCAAAATTAAGTAAACTATACTCTTGATGTTCAATATGATTATTATATTTACCAGTAGCATTTATTTCTTCTTCTATTATTTTTAAATCTCCATGTTCTGTAGTTTCATCATGTTCAGCGTATTCACTATCTTCATGGTGTTCAGCGTATTCACTATCTTCATGGTGTTCAGCGTATTCACTATCTTCATGGTGTTCAGCGTATTCACTATCTTCATGGTGTTCAGCGTATTCACTATCTTCATGGTGTTCAGCGTATTCACTATCTTCA